CGCAGGTCAGGGAGTCAACGGCCCCCCGTTCCATTCGAACGGGGGGCCGTTGTCGTACCCGGATGCCACATAGATGCCACATCCCCACGGAATCCTGCGGATCACGTCGCTCGAAAGAGTGATGTGCACAGCAGCCACAATGCGTAGAGTGCTGTCTACCGAGCGGGCCGGCGTGCTCCCCACACGCGTCAGACGCATGCCGCTCGCGATTCTGTGGCTGTCCAGCGGGGAGGCTGGCGCCACAGGCAGAGACCCCCGCCGTGTATGTCGGCGGGGGTCTTCTCGTACACGGTAGGGCACGCAGCACCGCCCCGCCCCCCGGAAGGGGCGGGGCGGCTCCGCTCTGACCGAATCAGAGCGGTGGGCGACCGATGGTGGACGCATGTACTCCATCGGTTGCCCAGGTCCGCCCATGTCTCGCGATGCGAGGGGGCGGACGTAGTACGGGCGGGTCCGTGGCGCATACCCGCCCCTTTCAAGATCACTCTTTTTACCTGGCCAGGTAAAGACAGAATGATCATGATCGGCGGACGTTGGAGGGATGCCCTCCGAACAGCCGGCGTGGGTCCTCGCCCGCCGCGAGCTCATCGGCGCCCGCATCCGCGACGCCCGCATCCTGACCAACCTGTCGCAGCTCGAACTCGCCACTCTCGCCGGCGTCGATCACAAGACCATTCACCGAGTGGAGTACGGGTTGAGCGATCCCGGCCTCGGGCTCTTGCTCCAGATCGCCCACGCCGTCGACGTGCCGCTCGCGGTGCTCGTGGGATAGCCCCGGCCGGCGGCGGGGGATGCCGACCGGGCCCGCTTACACCTGCTCGCCCGGGGGCCGTCACACCGCGGACGAGCAGGGGATCAGGAAACGCGCGGTATGCCCGACGCATCGCAGGGAACGGCGTCTCGATATAGCTCCGGGTCCCGCAGATCGACCGGCGTCACGTCGTCGAGGTCGCGCACTAGGTGCTCCCCGAGCAGGAACCGCGGGTCAATGAGCTCGTCGTCCGGTGTGTCGTCCGGTGGATCGAGCTCGAAGAGCGAGTGTGGGATCACCTCGACGAGCCTCTTTCCATCAGGACGGAAGAGAGTCCCCTCGACGGCGACGAGCGGTGCGCGCCGGACGAGCACAGCCGCGTAGCCTCCCCGGAGCCTGGGACACCACCGCGCCGCGAGGGGAGCGTGCGCGGCGCACACGGGCGGCTCGGCAGTCCGGCCCGCGGGCCACGCCGCGCGGTACGGGTCCCATGGCTTTCCGGCGGGCTGCGGCACGATCCACAGCACGCCGGCCGACGTCACCGTCGCCGGGCCCATGCCCACCTGACATAGCAGCCGCTGCGGGTCCTCCAGGGCGAGGCGCTGTCGAAGTGGGTTGATGTCCGCGTACAGCGGTCGTCCGGTCTCGGTCCCGGTGACGCGGGGCCAGAGGATCCCCTCGTCGTCCCAGTCCGACGGCACGGGGTCGTCGTACCGGATGCCGTCGGCCGTGATGCGGAGCGGCCCGCGGTGGACCCGCTGATCTGCCCGCAAAACGATCTTGGGTGTCGGGCGCGTCGAGCCAACCGGGCACCGTGAGGCGGCAGTCGCCGCCGTGGGGGCCGTCACGAGCGTTCCTTGCGGTCGCGTTCGGTGATGAGGTCGGTCGCGGCGAACTCGCGGTACCGAGTGTGGTTCGTACGTCCGCTGTGCTGCATCGCCCACAGGTCGCCGACAGATTGGGCCGGCGAGACGACCGACCGCTCGTCGCATTCCTTGCATTGGACGTACCGGATCGGCGGCTTACGCGCGGGGTCAGGCAGCACTCGCCACACCGCACGGGCAATGATCTTCTTCACTGCTGCTCACCCGCCTTCGCGGGCAGCTCCGTGAACGAGTAAAGGGTGGGGATACCGCGGTCTTCCGCGCAGGCGGCGTGGGCGTAGATGTGGATGTCGCCATGCTCGGAAGGGCGGGTGCGAATGCACGTGTCCGGGTCCGGCTCCGGGCAGAACTGGCAGTGCCGCGAGGCGGCGCTCACAGCGCCCCCTCGCTCCGCTGCTCCGGGGCCGGCCTGCAGCCACAGGACACGATCGGCCACACCTGGTCGGAACCGATGTGCAGGATTGTCCCGGCCGGGGTCAGCGTCGTCGAGACGGCGCCGCAGTGAAAGCAGGCCTCGCCGTGCAGCCGGGCGATACTCACCTGTCCTGCGACGAGCATGGGTTCGCCCATGGGGCTACCTCCCTGTGCCGTGGTGATGTGGACAGGGAGATCTTGCGTCGCGAAAAGGGCCGTAAGTGACACACCTTGTGTCACCCCTGCGGGTCGGTCAGACCGCGCCGATCCACTCGGCGAAGTGCGTCAACGACTCGGCGTCCGAGCGTGCTTGGCGGCGCAGCCCGGTCGCGACCTCGCGGGCCCAAGGGTGTTCGCGGGTGTGCTGGGGTGCTGCAGCGCGTGCCACTCGGAGACTCTCGAACGCGTCCCGGTGTAGGCCTGCCCAGTCCTGCGCGCGAGCGAGCTCGATGTACACGCCGCTGCGCCGTTCCGCTGGCATCGACGTGGGGGGTTTCCACGCGGTGGCGACGGCGAGTGCCCGGTCGACGTGCTCGGGGCCGAGGCTGACGGCGAGGGATACCTCATGCGCGCGGACGGAGTCGGGGCCGAACGCGGTACCGAGGTAGGTACCCTCGCGGCCGACTTGATCGGCGAGGCCGCGGGCGTTGTCGATGTGGGTGTCGGCGGCGCCGATGTCTCCCGCCCGCCCGGCGATGACAGCGGCCCGCATGTGGAGCGCGCCACGCGCGGCGGCCTCGGTACGGCTTGTCGGCGCCGGCGTGCGCTCGATCGCCTGCTCCAGCGCCGCGAGGCCGACAGCGTGCGCTCGGGCGGCGAAGAACGTTTCTGTGCGCACATACGCGGCGGTGGCCTCGACGAGCGGATCGGCGGACCGGGCAGCGGCCCAACGCAGGACGTCGATCAACCGGGCGGAAAGGTCGTTCGCGCCGTACTTGTAGGCGATAGCGTCGGCGGTACGGGCGGCCGAGGCCAGTAGCCGGGCGGCGGCAGCATGCTCGCTTGCGGGGGCGGTGTGGACGTAGCGGATCGTGTCGGCGAGGACACTGGGAATGATGGCGGCGATCCGGCCATACTTCGCGCCGAGGCGCCACTGCACAGCCGTGCCGACGGCGTCGGCGAGCTCGTCGGGGTGCCGGGTCGGCGAGCCCTGAGGGATGTCGTACCCGGCGATGACAGCGGACAGTTCGGGCAGCGCACTGTGCACGCGGCGCTCGGTGCCGAGGTACCCCGTGCGCAGCTGCGTGCCGTCCACGTCGAGGGCGTCGGCGAGTGCTTCGAGGGTGGCGTCACTCGGGCTGCGGGCGCCGCGTTCGATCGCGCGGAGCATCGAGAGCGATACGTGTGCCACGGCGGCGAGTTCGGGCTGAGAGAGGCGGCGGGCGCGGCGGCGGGCGGCGATGCGGGCCCCGAGCTCGCGCGGGCTGTCGGACATGCCTCGACGTTACCCGCGCGAGGCTCGTGGGGATGTCGGTTCGTCAGGTTCCGGCGACGATGTCGATCAGGTCGTGCAGGCTGCCGATTACCCAGTCTGCCGTGTCGCGCACCTGCGGGTCGTCGGCCCACAGGTGACCCCACGGCCCGCGCCGCAGGTGTGCCGTCCGCAGCCCGGCGGCAGCGGCCGGGATCGTGTCGTTTGCCGGGTGGTCGCCCACGTAGAGAATGCTCTGCCGGGGGGTGCCTGCGACGTCGACGACGCGGTCGAAGAACTCGCGCGTGGGCTTGGCACACCCCCACTCGCCGGACGTGGCGATCACGTCGACGGGCAGATCGAGGCCGCGCAGCAGCTCGCCGGCTCGGATGGTCTGATTCCCGGCGATGATCACCCGGACGCCGAGTGCCTGCAGCGCGGCGAGGGCGGGGCGGACGTCGTCGTACAGGTCGGTGTCGTCGAGGTGCTCGCCGCGGCCGGCAGCCTCTCGGGCGGCATACTCGGCTGCGACGTCGAGGCCCGGTCGGACGAGCCGCAGCGCGTCCGCGTTGTCCCGCCCCTGTGCGACGACGGCGCCGACGAGCGCCGACACGGTATGCCTCGGTGCGCCGAGCCAGTCGGCCCACGATGCCCAGTAGCGGTCATCGCTCACGAGTGTCTCGCCGACGTCGAACGCGATCGTCTGAATCATCCGTCGAGGGTACTGGCCTCGGATACGCCAAAGCGCCCCCCTCCCGCGCCTGTTGGCGTGGAAGGGGGGCGGGGTGCTCACGGCTCGGGCTGCTCGGCGAACACCGGCGGTGCGGGCAGCTCGGGCTCGGGCTGCGGTTCGACCCATCCGAGGTCGACCTGCGTCTCGACATCGGCCGAGCCGGGGTCCTGCCTCGGGCGGGCGGGCCGCTCGGTGGGGGTGTCGGTCACCGTGATTCTCCTGTCAGTCAGTGCGAGCTGTGCCACGGGGCGAGATCGAGGTCGTGTGGAGGCTCCGGCGGGGGCCCGGCGGCCGTGTCCGGCTCGACGAGCCGTGCCCACCGCAGCAGGTCGAGGACGTATGACGTCAGTAGCCGGCGCTGCCGCCGCTCCTCGATGACGTCCTCTTTCAGTCGATCGGTGATCGCCGCGAACGCAGCGCGGTCCTGTTCCCGTTGCCCGGGTTCGCTCGATATCCGGGCCGTCGCCTGCTGTGCCTCGGCCGTCGCCTTCGCTGCTCGGCTCGACGCCCGTGCGGCGAACAGGGCGGCGATCACGGTGCCAACCGCGCCGACTATTGAAACGAGAACCGCCCATACCGTCATGGTGGGCCCGTGCCTTTCCGGGCTCGCCGCGGGTGGGGAACCGAATGCTCGGGCACCGTGGCGGCCCACAGGATGATCCCGACGTGTGACGTCGAGTACCAAAGTGCGACGAAGATGCCGCGGGAATATTCGCCGCTGACGGCTGCGGCTGCGTAGGCGGTTGCCCACACGGTGGGGGGAACGAGTGCTGCGATGAATCCTGCGGTGTCGCGGCCGATGCGGACGAACGCGCTCGCCATGGTGACGAGCCCGCATACGATCCACAGCCACGACCAGTGGCGCAGGCTGCAGACCGCTGTGAGCAGCTGCAGCCCATCGGCGCTCGGCGGGTCCACCAGGAAGGACACACCCCAACAGGTCTTTCCGAACCCGGCGATCAGGAGGAACGCGCCGCGGCGGCCGACGAGTCGGGCGAGCCGCCGGGCTGCACGCATCGGCACGGCCGGCCCGGCGCTACACGCCGTCGGGGTGCCCGCGGTACACGGTGGGCGTGACGGGCGGCAGGGCGGGCTCGGGGGTCGGGTACTGCGGGGGGCGGGCCCATCCGAGCATGACGCCGGCGAAGCGCTGCAGTGCGGTGCCGTGGGCGCGCTGCCCGGCGATCTCCAGGAGCCGGAACAGAACGTAGTAGGCGACGGTCGCAACGAGCGTGACGGCGGCGACGACGGCGTTCGTATCGAGGTCGAGGCCGGCCCACGCGGCGAGGCTGATCAGCCACCCGGCGGCGGCAGGCACGACGGTGCGCATGACGGAGATGAACAGGGGAGGCATGGTGCGCCCCTTTCGGGTCGGTGTGCGGGTGGGAGGCGGGTCAGTTGGCGAGGCGGTCGGCGAGCTTGTCGGCGACGAGCTCGGCGATCCGCTCCGCGAGCGCCGGGTTCGCCGCGACCTTGGCGGCGATCGAGGTCACCTGTGCGTCGGTGAGCGCGGTCGTCTTGAGTCCGTCGATCTTCGACGCCAGGCCGGCCGTGTTCCGGGCCGCAGCCGAGGACTGCGCCGAGGCGGTCCGCAGGTCGGCGTACGCGTCGACCGGCACCCCCTCGCCCTTGTAGGACCAGCCGGCGTAGGGCACGAGCCTGCTGTGCAGTTCCTTAAGTTGCCGCGCCTGCTCGGGAGTCATGGCGTCGTCCTCCTGGTCGGTGATGAATGCGGGCCACGACAGCGGGTCGCCGTGGTCGTTCTCAGGGACAGCGGCGTGGGGAAACCACCCCGCCTCGGTCTCCCAGTTCTTCGCGTTGCGGGTGCAGTTCTCCGGCCGGCCGTTGGGCCACCGGTCCGGGACGCCCCAGGACCGGATCCAGGCGAGCAGCTCGGGCCACCCCTTGCACGGGGTATCGACGAGCCGCGCGTAGGTGCGGCCGCCGACGACGCAGTACGGGAAGAACAGCGCTTCGATCTGCAGGACCACACGCCCGGCCCGGTTCGTGCGCGTGCCGCCCGGCCCGTCCGCGAGGCTCTTGCTCCGGCTGGTCGCCGGTACGAACTGTGTGACACGGCCGGTGAACGGGTCCCACAGCACGTGCGGGGCCGCCTTCATCCCGGCCGGGTTCCGGCCGAAGTACTGCACGAGCGTCTCGTACGGCACGAGCGGCGCCGGGTTGGCCGCGGTGGCGTTGCGGTCCCATGTGATGTGCGGAATCGCTTTCGCGGGCCCGCCGTCGGTCGGCGAGTGGTCGCCGATATCCAGCCGGGTCGCGCCCGGCATCCACAGGTCAGGCACGGGAGGCCTCCAGAAACAACGGAACCCCGGGCCGGACGGCACGGGGCGGGGCGGGGCGGGGCGGTGGGGGACGTGGCTACGCGGGCGGACCCGTGACGGGCAGTTCGCTGCTCGTCGACTCGTGTCGGACGATGCTCGTGATGTCGGTGCCGAGCCGCGCGGAGAGGGCACGGGCGAACGTGGCGATCTCCTCGACGACGGCCTCGGCGTCGATATCGCCGCGCGTGGGGACGCCGATGACGATCGGTATGCCGCCGGTGAGGTCACTCCACAGGTTGATCTTGTAGGCGATGCCGTCGGTGTCGAGCTGCGGGAAGCGAATCATCGGTTGACCTCCAGGTCAGGTAAGGGAGAAACGAACGTTGTCGAGGGACGCCCACGACGCGCCGGTCGAGGTGGACGGCGGAATGGTCATGATCACGTTCCCGCCCGTGTCGACCTCGGCGCGCGCGTACATGTCCGCGGCCCATTCCGTCGCGATGGGGAAGTACTTCCACGCTGCTGGCCGGGCGCCGACAGGCAGCGTCGCCACCGTGAGTGCGGTCCCCTTCGTGAACGGCGCTCCGGTCGTCCTTTCGAGGGTGCCGCGTAGCTCGACGCTGTCGCCGAGCAGCCGGTAACTCGGGCTGCCGGTGCGGGGGACGTATCCCCCGGCGAAGGTGAGCGGTATCCACGCGCCCGAGCTGATTGTGCGCCACGTGCCGTCGCCCATGCGCGCTTCGTAACGGTCCTCGGTCGCGAGGTAGGTGATCATGCCGGGGACCGGGGCGGCCGAACCGACAAGCGTCGCCGCCCGCGCGATCGCCGAGGCGAACCGCAGGACGAGCCGCGGTGCGACGGCGTCGACAATGCCGTGCGCAAGGGTCTCGACGTCCGGGGCGTCGGTGAGTGCAGCGATGCTGATGGACTGTGCGAACGGGTCCGCAGTGGGCATGGTGAACTCCCGTCTTAGGCGATGCGGTAGGTGATGCCGAAGCTCGCGTAGTCGCCGGTAGCCCACGTGAAGGGAGTGGCGGGCCGCCATTCGGTGGGCGTGCTGCCGGCGGCGGTCGTGGTGCTGATCCCGACCAGGTATCCGACGCCGCCAGTGATTCGGCACATTCCGGGGTAGTAGGCGAGGCCGGTGTCGGAGCACATCGCCGACCCGGCCCAGAACATCGAGGCGTGCGGCAGAGCGGCCGCTGTGAAGGGGAGCCCCCAGCGCAGCCCGCCGGTACCGAAGGTGGTGCTGCTGCCCGCTACGAAGGAGATCCGCAGGTGACACTCGTCGCCGTTCAGCGTGTACTCGGCGTCCATGAGTCCGTTGCCGAGCGCTGCGCCGCCGCCGGACGCCGTGAACGTCGGCGTGTAGGGCGTCCAGCCGCCGGCGCCGGCACCGAGGCGGCCCCAGCACACCCACCCGCCGGTCCCCGACACGGTGATGACGACCTGATCGCCTGCCTTGGCTCCCTGGTAGAAGTCGAGCCGGCGGGCGGGGATCCCGTCGGTCGTCGTGATCGTGCCGTCCGCGTTGACGGTCTGCACAGTGGCGAGCCGCCAGTCGGAGCCCCGTACCGCGGGCGTGCTGCGGCCCGCGTAAACAGCCTGGTCGTGTACAGCGGACGACAGCTGTTCGGCGAGCAGTGCGGCCGCAGCTCTCATCTCACGCCCCCTCTTTCGCGCTGATCGCCTGAACCAGGAAGTCGCCGCCGACGCCGAGGTCGATCGCGAAAGACGCCGCCTGCACGAGATCGGCCGTGCTGTCCGGGTAGACGACCCGCAGGACGTCGCCGGGTTCGAGCGCGGGGTTCACGAGTGCCCTTAGGTTCGCCGTGCTGTTGGGCGCCATGGCGGCGCGCAGCAGCAGCGTTCCGGCGGCGGTGCACGCCCCGGTCGTCGTGAGTGTCGGCGAGGTGTGGAACCGCGGCCGGCGGCCGAACGGTCCGCCCCAGTACGTAGGGCTGCCCGGGTCGCTGTCGACGACGAGCACGGGCGCGGTCGCGACTCCCGTTTCGGGGTTCTCCCCGCGGACCAGGACGCCATTTTTCACGTCCTTGCTCGCCATGCCGCGGCTCGCGGAGAGGTACACCCCGTGCTCGCCGGCTGCGATCGTCCATGCGGGCGTCACAGTGAGCAGGTCGGGCAGCTCGGCGATCACGAACGTTCCGGCGGCGTCGCAGTACACCTCGGCGCCGATCGTCGCGGCGATCTCGCCGATCGCCTCCCACGGGTTGTCGCCGATGTCGAACGTGCGCGGGCCGATCGCCGCGTCGGTGGCGAGCGCGACGACTGCAGCATCGGGGAGGCTGCGCAGGATGAGCGCGGTGATCGCCCCCACGGCCGTACCCGTCGCCCGCCACGGCGCGGTGAACGCGTCGTCGATGACGATGCATTCGAGGGACTGGCCCACGATCACGGCCGGGCCGTCGTCGACGTCGCCGTCGATCGTCTCGATCCGGAACTGCCCGACCGGCACCGTCTCGACGTAGCTGCCGAGCTGCACGCCGGCCTCGATCCGCAGCTGCGCGCCGTACACGCTCAACTTGTCGGCCTCGGTGCGCGGGATCAGAGCCGGGTCGGCGTGTGACACCGAGCAGGCGCGGCGCCATTGCTGCCCGCGGTCGACGGTGACGGTCCCCGCTGTGTGGTCGAGCTGCTCGACTCTGCCGTCGGTCCGGAACAGGGTGACCCGAGACACGGGCGTGTAGGACTCGGCGAGCGTGGCGAGGAATCGCGCTGTTGCCGGATACATCACAGCCTCCGGTTCAGCAGCACGTCCAGCCATGTGGCGTAGGCCGATTCCACGTCCTGCCACGTGGCGAACTCGGTCAGGATGTCCTGCCAGGTGCGGCCGGCCGAGCCCGCGATGCCGAGGGTGGTCGGCATGTCCACGGTGATCAGGGGCAGCGTCCACACCCGCCACTCCTCCTCGCCGTCGTCGACGGCGCGTGGCAGCGGGGTCTCGCCGACGGACACATAGCGGTCGCTCTCGTGCCACCCGGGCGCGAACTGCAGGAAGATCACGCCGCCCGAGTCGAGCACGCGGTTCAGCGCGTCCGTCTCGTCGTCCGTGCGGGTCCACACGCCGAGCTGCCCCTCGTAGTCCCCGCGCACCTGCGAACGCACGACCGGCCGGGACCGGCCGCGGGGCCGGTGCACGACCTGCTCGATCGGCCGGGTCCACTCGGGCACCCGGGCAACCATGGCGCGGCAGTTGAACTGCGGGAGTCCCGGATCCTTAATCCAGCACATCAGTCCGTCGCCGGGGTCGAGCGGGTCGGCCTCGATGCTGCGGTTCCCCTGCAGGACACCGGCGGCATCGCGCATCTCGATCTCGTAGCGCACGGCCACGCCGAGGGGTGCCTCATAGTCCTCGACGACCAGGACGTCAGAGGTGATCAGGACGCGGTCGAGCAGTCCCGACGCGCCGCGCACGAACGTGCGCTTCCCGTCCGGGCCGACCCGCCACACGGTCAGGTAGGTGTCGAGCAGCAGCTCGCGCGCGGTGAGCTCGATGTAGGCGTCGTCATGGTGCGACACGGCGCCGGTGAGCGGGAGCGACTCCCACAGGTTCGCCGTGTCGAGACGGAGAACCGACGACGCCGACGTCGCGGCGAGCGTCCACTCGATCGCCGCCTGCGTAGCGCCCACCGGCCGGTTCCCGGAGACGCGCAGCAGCCACCAGTTCGGGGTGGGGATGGGCGCAGACGCGACGGTGGTCGCGCCGATCTCGACCGCGCTCGCGTCGTACCACCGGATGATGCGGGTGAAGTTCCACGCCCCGGCGGTCACCCGGGCGCCGATCTCTGCCGTCCACTCGCGGCCGGCGACACCGGACCCGAGCGGGAAGCGGGCAGAGCGGATCACCGATGTCGTCGCCGTCGACGACGTGACGGTCATCGAGTACGAGCCTTCGAGGGCGTCGGTGCCCCACGGCGTGAGCCGGGCGAGGGTCGCCACCCCGGATACCACCGTCCAGCCGGCGACCCCCTGCTCGAACGAGCTGTCGGCGTAGGGGACGACGCTACCCTCGCGCGTTGGAATGGTGGACGTGACGACCGCGCTGTCGACGCGCATGACCTGTCCGGCGGTGGCCGAGGTAATCCCGGCCGCGAGCGCCACGTACGCCGTGCCGGTGGGCGCGTACGCCGAGACCTTCTGTCGGTACGGGCCCACCCCGGGGCTCGCCATGGTCGCCCGGGTCGGCGAGCCGATCAGGGTGTGCGTCGCGTCGTAGAAACGCAGCTCAACCCAGCACGACGACCCACTCGTCGGCGGGGAGATGTAGCAGTATCCGAGGTATTGCCTCCCGGGAGTTGCTGCCGCTTGCTCGGCCGTCCGCACGGATGCGTTGCCGTTCGCGACGGCGGTCACCGCCAGGGTGTGACCGCCGGCGAGGTAGTAGTCGACGGGCCACTGCAAGGCGGGCTGAGTTCGTGTGACCGTCGTGTTCGACTCGGCAACCCAGCCCGTAGCGTCCCGCTCGATCGACTCGGTGTTGTAGTCGAACAGGTTGCCCGTCGTACGGATCGGCGGCCCGAAGTAGACGTTCTCGAAGTAGGTGACGACCCCGGCCGCAGCCGGGGTCATCATCGACAGCACAATCTGCGCCTGCGTGGCGCCCGGCGGCGCAATCCCCGCCACCGCGATCCGATGCCACAGAGTCGACGTCCACGCGGCCACCAGTGACCACGTGATGCCAAGCTCGGCACTCGCCGCGTCGAGCCACCGGATCCCGATCCGCTCGGGCACCGTCGGCGTCGAGGCGTCCGCGAACGCGCTGTACTCGACTCCGGCCGTGACGGGCACCGCCGCGACCGTCCGGGCCTGAGCCTCGCCGGCCGCGACCGACCGCACAGTCAGGGCCCCCGGGCCGTTCCGGCCGTTGGTGCCGAGCAGCAGCGTCGCATTGAGTTTCGCCGTCCACCCGCTGGTATTCGGGTCGACCGATTCGGTGGTCGACGACAGCAGGTTGCCCGGAATCGGCACGCTGTCTCACCTCACTTTCTGCCAGCAATCGCGTGCGCCACCGGCACGAGCGTGTCGACGACGACGGTCTCGACGTACGCGTTCAGCTCTCGGTCGCCGACTCGCAACGCGAGCCGGTCGCCCGCCTGCAGCCCGCCTGCGCCCGCCTCGGGCCGAGGTGCCGGCGAGGGGATCACAGCCCGCCGAGCAGGCATAGACGCCTGCACGGCGGCGGTAGCGGCCAACTTCGGGGCGCTGCTCAGCAGGGTCGGCTTAGGGGTCAGAGCCTTCGTGGGTTTCAGGACAGGGTTTCGGCTCGCCGCCTTCGTCGGGCTCGGTTTGGCGAGGCCCATGCCGACCTTGATGTTCTGAATCAGGCTCGCTCCGAGACGGGTCATCGCCGTCTGCAGGTCCCGCTGCTGTGAGAGCAGCCCGGTAAGGAACCCCTTCCCCGCATCCTTTCCGCTGTCGTACATCGCGTCAGCCATCGAGTTCCCGAAGGCAGTCGCAAGCGTGCCGCCGCTCTTGGTCAACTCGTTGATGCGCCGGATGTCCGACCCCGACCCTTCCGTGATCATCTTCGCAAGGGTGCTGTCGGGGCCCATGGCGACGAGCTGCCGGATCGCGTCCTGGTTCAGCCCGCGCTTTTCGAGGGATCGGATCGTGGACTGGAACCCTCGCAAGGTGTCCTGCCGCGTCTCCATTCCCATGATCAGATCCTCGACCGAGCCCGTACTCGACAGGTTCGACAAGCCGAGGAAATCAGCGGCCGTCTGCCGCTGTCCGGCCGCCGCCTCCCGAGCCGTGGCGATGATCCCGCTCACCCGGTCCCGCTTCGTCGCGAGCCCCTGCAGCTCTGCTGAAACCTTGCTGACCTGTGCCGCCAGGGTCCGGCCTGCACCGCCGGCCAGCATGAGGCGCTTCGTCAGCTGCGCTGCGGCTGTGCCGATCGCCGACGCCGACCCGGTCAACGACTTCGTGAACGCCGCCAGATCGCTCGCGGACGGCTTCGGCAGCTGCACGTCCACGATGCGCGCAGTCGGCAGCAGCGCGTCCGTGCGCACGCGGGCGGATCGAGGTTTGGTGCCCTTGGCGAACCCGCGCAGCGGCACGAGCCCGGCCGCCATCTGCATTGATCGTTCGTGGTCGAACACCTCGGTGTCGCCGCCCCCGAAGCGCACGAGCTCGGGGCCGCGTTCGCCCACCCACGCCAGTTCGCCGGGGCGCGGTCGGCCGCCGTTGGCGTACCCGCCGGGTCGGTTGTAGGCCGAGGCGAGCGAGCCGTAGCGGGACAGCGCGTACCGCATCGAGGCGTAGATGTTCGCGAGGGGGTCCCACACGCCGCGGCCGCGGAGCGCGCCCGCGTACGCGGCGAAAGTCGGGTCGATCACCTGCATCAGACCCTTGGACGGAACGCCGTTCTTCGCGTTGATGTCCCAGTTGTTGATCGCGGCCGGGTTGCCGCCGCTCTCCTGGTTCATCCGGCGCAGAACAACCGGCAGCAGGCTCGCGGACTGGCCCACCATTTGCAGGGCCTGCAGGACCACCGGCGACCAACGCTGCACGCCGGACCCGCCGATGTCGGCGGCCCCTGAGGACCCGCCGAAGAGCGACTTGGCCGCGTCGAGGACCTTGTCTTTCAGCCCGCCGAGCATCTTCCCCGGGACCTGCGCGAGCATCTTCGCGATCCCGGACTGCCCGATCTTGGCGATCATGTCCCGGACCGACTTGGTCGCCGTCTCCCACATGCGGCCGGGGTCCGACAGGAAGTCAACCCCGCTCATGACGACGCCGCCGACCTTCTTCGCCGCGTCCCCGAGCCACCCGACGATGCCGCCGTCGGCGAACCGCTGCACCGGCAGCTCGCCGGTGCGGTTGATGTGCTCCAGTGCCCCGAACCCCACCGAGCGGGCCGAGGACCGCTTGATGACGTACTCATCGGCCATGAGCAGCGCGGGAATCGAGTCCTGCCCCGGGATGCCGCCGCTCGTTCGGCCGCCGCGGGCGAGCAGTTTCGGCGCGTCCGGCAGCTTGCCCAGACCGACGAACCCGGCGACCTTGTCCCAAACGGCCTTGATGCCCTCGGTGTACACGTGCCGGATGATGAAATTCACGGGCTTCGCCGACACCTTGACGACGCTGTCCCACGCCTTCGAGATCGCGTCCCGGGCGAGCCCGAAGGCGGCCCCCATGAGCTTCGCGCCGGCCTTGATCTTGTCGAACACGGGCTTGAGGGAGTTGTCCCACAGCCACTTACCGGCCGCTCCGATGGCTGTGAACACGGGCGACAGGATCGTGCGCCACACGTACTGCAGGGCGGTGCCGACCGCCCGCATCCCGTCCATGAGCGCGCCGAACGCGGGCTTGAGGACGCTGTTCCACATCCACGCGCCGGCCGCGCCGATCGCCCGGAAGCTCGGCGCGAGGACGGCCGTCCACAGCCACGTTGCGCCTGCTCCCACAGCCTTCAGGGTGAGCACGATCGCGTCGAACGCCGGCTTGAGCGCCGACTTCCACAGCCAGATAGCGCCCGCTGCGATCCCGTCGAACGCGGGCTTGAGCGCCGACTTCCACAGCCATGCCCCGATCGCCGCCAGCACCTTGAAAGCGAGGATGATCGGGACGACGACCGCGACCACGACGATCGCGAACAAGACCTTCGCGGCCGTCCAGATCGCCGAGAACACCGGCGACAGGATCGTCTGCCACAGCCACACGGCAGCGTCGCCGACCGCCCGCAGACCGACCATGAGCCCGTCGAACCCCGGCTTGAGCGTCGTCGTCCACAGGACATCCCAACCGGCCTTGATCCCGGCCCACGCTGCCTGCACGATCCCCCGGAACGTGTCGCTCTTCTGGTAGGCGACGACGAGCAGGGTCACGAGCGCCGCGATCCCGGTGATGATCAGGCCGATGGGGTTCGCCGTCATCACGGCGTTGAGCAGCCCCTGCACGATCGCGTAGCCGCGCGTCACCGCCGCCGCCGCGAGGATCACCCCGCGGTATACGGCGAACACGGCGGTCACTGCGCCGGTTGCGATCGCCGATGCGTTGAGCGTGATCGTCAGACCGGCGACCGCGACGCCGAGCGGCAGCAGCCACGCCCCGTACTCGCGCACCCAGTTGACGCCGGCGCTGAACGCGTCCGACACGGCGGACAGTGCGGGCGGCACCTTTTCCAGCAGCAGCGCCCCGACCTTCGCGAGGACCGGGAGCACCTCGCGGTCGATCACGGCGACGATGCTCTGCATCGCCTGCCGCTTGAACACCTCGAAGTCGTTCGTCGCCGTGTTGTGCAGCGCGTCGCCCATCCGGTCCGCGGCGCCGCCCACCTTGCCCAGCGCGGAGACCGCCGACGACGGGTCCATCGCGAACAGTGCGGCGCCGAGGTCTTCGGCCTGCGTGCCGAACAGGGCGACGGCGAGCTGCGACTGCTTTACGGGGTCCTTCACCGCGCGCAGCCGGTCAAGGGTCAGGTCGAGGACCGCGTTCGCGGCCGTGCCGCCCCGGGCGAACTGCTGCCCCATGGTGACGGCGTTCAGCCCGAGCGCCTTGAATCCCTCGGCCGAGGACTCGGATCCGTCGACTGCCCGGATCGAGAATTCCTTGATCGCGTCGGCGGCGATGTCGCCGTCGCGGGCGCCGGCCTGCAGCGCCTGCGTGATCAGGCCTACCGCCGCCTGTCCGTCGAGCCCCGCCTTCCGGAACTGAGTCGAGTACTCGTTCAGGGTGTCGATGAAATCGCCGCCCTTGTCGGCGCCCGACTGGAATCCGCGGGTGATCAGGTCGAACGCCTGCTTCGCGTCCTTGACCATGCCCGTACGGATCAGCTGCCCGGCCGCGCGAGCGGCGTCCCCCACGTCGACGCCGAACGCCTCGGCGAGGTTCGTCGCCGACTTGGTCAGTGACGCGATGTCCTTACGCGGCGCGTTGACCGCGATCACGCCGTTCTGCGCGAGCGTCCGCAGGGAGTCGTTGACCTGGTCGATCGACTCGCCGTAGCCCTTGGCGTACACCTCGCCCGCGACGGCCCCGAGCCGCTTCGCCTGCTTCGGGTCGAGCCCGAGCTGCGCCGCAAGTCGGGCGTTGCTCTTGTCCTGCTCGATCGCCTGGACGAACGCGGCGGAGAACACGGCGGCACCGGCGACCGCGACAGCCGCGAGTCCGGTTTTCAGGCCTGCGCCGAGCGTCGTCAGCATGCCGCGGCTCGCCGCCTGCCCGGACTGCTCGCCGATCTCCGCGCCGACCTGCACCGTCGGCCGGCCGATCTGCCGCTGCAGGTCCTCGGCGAATCCCCGGGCGCTCGGGACGACCGATACGTACCCGACGCCGACCTCGACCGCGGCTGTAGCCATGTGCCGCCCTCCCGTCCGGTGTGGGCGGCACGCCGGCTACGCCGCGACCGCGTGGAGATGGGCGCGGGCCCGCTCGCGGTGGGCGAGCAGCTCGGCGCTTGTGATCTTCTTCCGGCGTGCCATGCCGGGCCGTGTGATCGGTTCGGGGGGCCGGCTCTGCTCGTGTGACTTGAGTCCCTCGTTCGCGCGCTGCCAGTTGGCGATGTGCGCGGCGTCGAGGTTCATCGCGAGCAGGTGCTCGGTCAGTCCCCACAGCCCGTCGTTGTCGCCGAGCGCGATCCGGGTCCGGGCGGTGCGTGGCAGCTGCCGCACGTACACGCCGAGCTCGCGCCATGTGAGCAGCGGCCGGCCGGCGGCGTCCCGGCGGTACAGATCGCTAAGACGCACGCCGTAGGTCTCGCGCAGGTCGGCCTCGACTGCCTCGCCGTGCTCCGTCAGGAGGTGGGCGAGGCCTCCGATTCCCCCGGCTGCGTACCGCAGTGCTTGCTGTACGCCTCGAACAGCGGCTGCAGCTTGTACTGCGGCAGCCCGATCGCCTCGAACTCGGCCCACTGCTTCCCGAGTGCCTCGCGGAACGCGCCGAGCATCGCCGCGGCGTCGCCGCTCTGCGCCGCCACCATGAGGGGCATGATGTTGAGCGCCTGCAGGTGCTGCATCGTCCAGCGGCGGCTGCTGTGCTGGAACACGAACGGGGTCAGGTCGACCTCGGCCTCGACGGCGTCGAGGTTGAAGTCGAACGGCTTGTCGTCCGGCCGGCGAACGGTCTTCTTCGGCTGAGTGGTCATGGGCGCGGGTCTCCTTCGAGCGTGCGCGGGTCAACGGACTGGTGAGAGACGGGCGGCCCGGACCCGCGCAGATCGGGCCGCCCGCCGGCAGAGGGACGGCACCGGAGCGCCGTCAGGGGGTGACGACCGCCTGCGGGTCGTCCGTGATGTCGAGGTAGAGCGTGCCGTCGGCCGCCGGGTAGATCGTGATCGTCAGTTCGTACGCGGTGAGCGCACTGTCCGACAGGGTGACCTCGCCAACCGACTCGACCTCGCCCTTCGGGATCACACGGCGCTTCTTCACCGCGCCGTCCCGCAGTTCGAGGACGAACGCGCGCGGGTCCGCCTTCGGAACCTTGACCGTGCGCGTGGTGACCCCGGTCGCGGTCACCGCGGACGAGCCCGGGTTGACGAGCCCGAACACGACCAGGTTCTCTTCGAGGCACGTGACGACGATCTGCCGCTTGTGCTTGCTCTTCGCCGTGCGAACGAGCACGCCGCCCCACGCGTAGAAGTCGGTCGAGTCCTGGTCGCGGGACTCGCTCGCACCGTCCTCGGACAGCAGCCCGACCGGCAGCCATGCCGGATCCAGCGCGGTCGCGACGTTGGTCGGGGCGGTCGTGCCGACGGGGGCGGCGTAGAAGTCGGCGCCTTCCCACAGCCTCGGGTTGTCGGTGTCGCCGGCCATCAGCTGTCACTTCCCTTCGCGTCCGACCGGGCGGCAGGCGCCGCGGTCCTGGTCTGCGCGCGGGTCTTGTCGGCCGGACGGGCGAACCCGTCCTTGACCAGCTGCCTCGCCTCGACGTCGTCGAGGTCGGCGGACTGGTCGGGCTCGTACTCGGTGCCGTCCGCGGTGGTCCGCGGGTAGGCGAACGTCACCCTCATAGGGCATGTCCTCTCATGGTGATGTCGAGCGTGAACGCCCAACGGGCTGCGCCTGTCTCGGCGTCGGGAAGGAACTGCGGGCCGCCGGTCGCCGGCCGGGCGAGGACCGTGTCGCCATGCGATCCGCGGGCCGCGCCGAGCAGGGCCCGGCAGAGCTGCATCAGGTCGTGCGCGTCCTCCTCGCTCGACCCCCAGCAATGGACGTCGAGACGCGGCCGGTCGGTCACGACCGTGTTCGCGGGGCCGCCGATCCGCTCGATCCGTACGAACCGCGCCGGCCTCGGCGACGGGACCCGTGAACCGACAGGCACCGTGACGCCCCGAGCGACCAGGACGGCACGCAGGTACCCGGCGATGACGGCGACCGCGTCCGGCATGAGGATCGGGGGCATGGTCACGTCCGGCCGCCCTCCAGACCGCGCAGCAGCGCCCGGCGGGAATCCTCGGGGTCCGCCGTGGCGTAGTCGCCGATCACGGCGCCGCGCACACGGTTCGACTCCTCGGTGATGTCGGTCCGGAACTGTCCGGCGTCCGGCTCGGCCGCCTGCCGGGCCGCGGCCTCGATCTCCCGTGTCGAGGCCTCGACCGCCTGTCGGACGCCGGGCGAGCGCAGGAACGCGGCCACGTTGCGGCGGGTGGTGGACAGCTGGAATCCCTCGCGTGCCATGGGATCACCCCTCTACGGTCTTGAGCCTGATCTCGTAGTGGTGAAGCTCGGTCGGCACGTAGGCCGGACCGGGCGGGCCGATCACCTCGAACCGCGCGCCGTTCCAATGCACCCGGTCGCGGCCGTGCACCGTGAGCGGGCCGCCGGCGGTCGTCACCGGGTTGCAGATCAGCAGCCACTCGCCGATCTGTGCGTCGCGCTGGTCGGTGTCCTCGCGGCCAGTGTTCTGCTGCAGCCACGCCGCGACGTCGGCCCGGGTCGAGGTCGACCAGTCGGTCACGGTGTTGCCGTACCGGTCGGTCGTCGTGCCCGGCGTCTCGACCTCGACGACGTGCGGCAGCAGGTCCTCGCCGATCACCGCGGCCACCCGCAGCCGGCCGGATCGTCGACCCATGCCCGGGTACCCGGGTCGAGGTCGAGCGAGTACGCGGCGTCGGCGTCCGGGGCGGTCTGATCGGGCGGCTGCAGCTGACCCTTTTCGTCCTCGGTGAGGTACAGCCCGCCGTCCTCGCCGAGGGTCTCGGCATACTGCCCGATCGTCCGCTGCCGGTACCCGCCCGGGTTCGCCATGACCCGGCGCACCACCGCGACGCAGATCGCGCGCAGCGTGCCCGGATCGGGGGTGTGCCCGGTCGGGATGTGGCGCGCCATGAGCGCGGACGCGTCGTCGAGGTACGCCTCGACCTGCGCCCGCCGCGGGCTGCCGTCGGGCAGGGTGACGGCGGCGCGGGCCTGGTAGTCCTCGACCGTTGCGTACGCCGCCACCGGGCTACTCCTTCGGCTGCTCGGGCTCGACGAGCCCGGCCTGCTCGGCGGCCGCGATCATGTCCTCGCGGCTCGCGTCGGCGTCGACGTTGATCTCGTGGTCGGCGAGGAACGAGCGCCACGCGTCGATGCCCGAGCCTCGGCCCGAGCGGGGCGGCGCCTCGACGTCGCCGCCCGAGCCGTCGGTACGGGGGTCGGCGAACCCGGCCGTCTCGGGGCCGTGCTCGCCGATGAGCTCGCCGTCGGTGTCGTCGGCCCACGCGTGGGCGCCGATCCGCTCGGCGACCTCGGCCGGGACGTCGTCGCCGGGCCCGTACGGCTGCCCGTCGACGTGCACGTACGCGATCAGTCGTCGACTCATGCGAGCACCTGCGCCTTGAACGTGAGGTTCGGCTCGCGCAGGACCGGGATGCCGACGGCGGCCGCGTGCGTCCACAGCCGGACCGGGTCCTTCGTCTTCCACGTGGCCGCGACGATGCCGGGCTGCTCGCCGGGGGCGAGCGCGTAGTCGTCTTCGAGGGACTCGGCGGTCGTGCCGAGCAGCGTCGCGCCGAGCTCGGTCGGCTGCGCCGCGTCGGTCGCACCGGGCTCGGGCAGCAGCGCGATCGCGTTCGCCGGCGTGATCCGCGTGGACACGCCGTCGACGGCGACCTTCGCGTCGTACACCTCGATCGGCGGCAGCCCCATCGAGGACAGGACCGTGTTCAGCTGCTCGACCGACACCATCGGCGCAGTGCCGGACGGGGCGAGCGGGAACACCTGCCTGATCACTTCCTCGCACTGCCGCATGTGCGACACGGCCGCCTTCGGCATGAGGATGACGCCCGGCGACTGCCCGTTCGTGTCCTCGTACGTGGCGACCCACGATTCGAGATCGCTGATCGGCGTCGCTGTCGCGTGCACCGACCAGAGCACCGCGGCCACGACCGAGTGACTGCCGATGCGGCCGAAGTCGACGGTCTGCTGCAGCTCGGTGACCGGCACGGTCGCGTTCACGAGCGCGCTGCCTCGGGCGACCTCGAACCGCGCGCCGATGTTGCGGGCGAGCCGCTGCGCATCGCGGGCGATGAACGGCAGCGCCTCATCGCGGGACAGCTTCCGCAGGCGCAGCCGGTCGTACTCGTTCAGCGGGATCTTTTCGCTGATCGGGGGCAGCTCGCCCATCACCTTCGCGAGTCCCTCGCGGCGGCCGATCTTGGACTCGGTGTCCCACGAGCGGTAGCTCGCGGTCTCGGCGAGCCCGCCGCCGCCACGCAGAAACTCGAACGTGATGTCGTCGACGTCGACGTTCGGGAGCCACCGCGCGAGGCGGAAGCGGTTCACCTGCAGGTCGCGCAGCGCCTCGCGGATAAGGCCCGTCAGCTGCGTCGGCTCGATGAACTCCGTATCGAGAGTCCAGCTCATCAGTTCACTCCCTCTCAGACGAACCGGATCGTGCCGGCGACGTCGGTCTTACCGGCCGCGTCCACGGCGATGGGCAGGCGCGCGGTGCGGACCTTGCCGTGCGTGAGCATCGCCCCGGACGGGTCGATGGTGTTGACCGCGGGCGCCTGCAGGGCCGAGTACAGGAACCCGACGAGCGTCTCGGTTCCGTCCGACGCGGCGTTGTTGTACGGCCCGTACTTGCCGGACGCGGTGATCTTGCCGAGCGGAATGCCCGACCTGAAAAACCCTTCCGGGTAGTGCGTCCCGGCGGTGAACGTCGAGGTGTCAAGCGTGACCGACTCCGTCGCGTCGGTTCCGTGCGCGGAGCCGAGCCACGACTGATCGTCGCCCCCGAACGTCTGCGTCTTGATCGAGAGTTCCATGGGTGATCCCTCCAGAGATCAGGTCTTCTTGTCGTTGCCGAGCAGCTCGCGGTACATCTCGCGGCCCTCGGCGACCGATCCGCCCTGCCTGCCGCTGCCGCCGCGGCGGCGCGTGCCCTGGTATCCGCCGCCCTGTCGGCGCCGACGGCGCGTGTCGCGCTCGTCGTCGTCCTGGTCGTCGTCGCCGTCGCCCTTGGCGGGCGCGAGCTTGTCGACGAGCTTCGCGATCGCGTCGTCGTCGACCTCGCCGTCGTCGTCGACGTACCGGTGCAGGTTGATGTCGTCGAGGACGTCCTTCGCGTTGTCGAGCCGCCCCTTGGCCGCGGCGAGGAACGCCGACCGGGCGACGCGTTCGCCGGCCCGGGTGCGTTCCTCGGCACGCGCGCCGGCGACCGCCTCGTCGATCTTCTTCTCGACGTCGCTCATGCCCTCGCGCTTGAGCCTCGCGAGTTCCTTCACGGCGGCTGCGTTCGCCTTCGCACGCTCCTCGTGCTTGCGGGACAGCGCCTTGTACTTCGCGGCCTCGGCCTTGTGGTCGGGCTTGTCGTCGTCGCCGGTGTCGTCCGTGTCGGAGTCGTCGGCGTCGTCGTCCTGGTCGTCGTCCGTGTCGTCGCCGTCGTCCCCGTCGTCGGGGGCGCCGCCGAGGATCGGCCACACCGGGTACAGCTCGGTCGGGTCCTCGCCCGTGCGCGGCTTGCGCCACATCACGGCCTGCAGGCCGGTGCGCGGGTGACGGGGCAGAGTGCGTGCAGGCATGGGTGTAACTCCCGTGTCGGGTAGGGGTTGCAGGGCTGCCGTGTCGGCGCGCCCGGTCACGCGGCCGGAATGTCGTCCGGGCCCGTGAAGTTCTGTCGGCGGACCGCGAGCAGCGGACCGATCTCGCCGTGCTCGCGCGTGATGATCACCTGCCGGTAATCCGGCGCCCGGCCGCCGGGGTCCGACGAGCCGATGCCGCGGGTGATCGCCGCGTGCGCCTCGGTGAGCAGCTGCTCGTCGATGATCTGCCCCGGATCCTGGTTCCCGGGCAGGGGCTCGGGCTTGCAGTGACAGCCGGGGTGAATCGGCATGAGGTTCTCGACGCGGTACCGCTGCGTCGAGGCGATCGTGCACAGCGCGCAGTTCTTCGAGCCGGACAGCCGACGGCGGAAGTACCGCGCCCCGCCACGCGACATCGACTGCTGCGCGGCATGCGTGCGGGCGAGCTGCAGGTCGGTCTCGGTGATCGACAGCAGCCGGTTCCGCCCCTCGCTCCGGGCGTCGACGAAATCCTTCCCATCCGCAAGAGCCGTCCACGTCTGCACGAACGGCCGGCGGTAGACCTCCTCCGGCGGGACGCCGCGCAGCGCCTCGGGCAGCTCGACGCCGGCCGGTGCCGCCGTGGCGCCGAGCATGTCGGCCATGACGGCAGACAGGTACGCGTCGGTGATCTGCCCCATCTGCGCCTGCGTGGCCACAACGACCGGCACGACCCGATCGAGGAACTCGACCGCGTCCGCGTCCCGCAGGCTCGACAGCCCGTCGAACGCCGCGAGGACGAACCCGATCAGCCGGTCGCGCAGCGAACCCGACAGCGCGTCGTACCGGTCGGCGAGCGCCGCCTGCAGCGCCTCACCCATCGACCGCACCGCCGCTGTCGGGCACGTTGCCCGCGCTCGGCGCGCCGGGTGCCGGCAGCAGTGATGCGGCGAGCAGCGCCTGCGACGCGGCGCCGGCCACGATCCGCCGCACCCGCGCCGGGGACTCGTCGAGTTCCTCGGCGATCACGTCGAGCGGGTACCCAATGCTCTTCAGCTTGGTCGCGGCGTCGGCCTTTACCGCCATGGTCACGTGAGCCGGGTTCGCCCACCGCACCTCGGCCTCGGTGTAGTCCTCGGGCACACCGGCCTGCGCCGCAGCGAGCGCGAGCACCGATTCGAGCCCCTCACTGAACGACGCGATGTGCTCGCGCACCTTCGCCACGTGCAGGATGTCGAGGGCGCCGATCGTGTCCGCACTGATGTTGACCAGGTCAGTCGCGTACAGGTACGTCGGCGTTTGGCTGATCGTGAGCATGTCGCGCACGTCGCTCGCGTGCTCTTTCAGGAACCCCGACAGGTCGGTCGCGTCGAGCTGCCCGAACTGCGTGTTCTCACCCTCCGACGCCCACACCGCGGACGGCGACGGCACGAACGGCTGATCGACGACGGTCATCCCGGTCGCCGGGTCGGTGCGCTTCGCGAACTTGTGCCCCTTGATCCACTTCTGGCGGAATCCACTGAACCGAGACGCCGCCATGCGGTTCAGGATCCCGAGATTCACCCGGTCCTGAATGTCGAGGACACCCGCGAACTCGGGCTCGGGGTCCTCGCCGAGGTCGGGCATCCGGGCGAACTCGACCAGCTGCATCCCGCCGAGGTCGTGCACATCGCCGCTGTCTGCCGTGCCGGTGTACACCCATGAGTCCGGTCCCCACGGCAGGCGAGCGCCGGTGCGCTCCCGCGTCCGGTACGGAAACGACGTGTCGTCAAAGAACACCCGGGCGTACCCGAACCCGTCGATGTCGTTGTGCCACACCTTCAATCCGACGAGCGGCTCGCCGGTCTCCGGGTCGTACTCGACGATGCACTCGCTCGGGTGCTCCATCGTGATCAGCGGCGACGGCCGGCCGTTGTCCTCGGTCCGCGTCGGGTGCGCGCCGACGAGCATGTACCCGGCCGACTGTGCCATCGCCATGCGCCACACGAGTTTCTGACGCGAGTCGAGCCGGTTCGCCTGCCACCACCGCGACGCCCGGGTGTCGGGTTCGCCGTCCGGACCGGTCACGCCGAGCGCGAGCAGCCGGTGCACCGAGGCGTTCGCGATCAGGCCACAGAAGTTCGTCCGCGCCTTCCGCTGGAAGTCGAGGAACGCCTGCTCGGCGTTCTTCGGCAGCACCGGCAGCTGCGGGCGGCCCCGGTAGTAGCGCCACCACTCGTCGAGCTGCCCCTGCCGCTTACGCAGCCGCCGGCCGAGACGCAGCAGCCAGAAGTCGGGGTTGTCGAGTTCCGGCGTCTCGTCGAGCATGTCGCCCCCTCTCGGGCAGTCAGAACGTGAACCCGCCCATTTCCTCGGCCTCGACGGCGAGGCCGGCGGCGATCGCGTCGAGCCGGCACTGCCACGCCAGGACGGCGGCGACAGCAGCGTCGATCTTGTTCGGGCTGTCGGGGTTCTCTTTCATGATCTGAATCCCGGACCGGGTCTTACGCCGACGGGAGTTGAGCAGGTGCCGCACGAGCGCCGACGAGCCGTCGTGCGTGAGCTCGCACTCGGTCAGAGCGGTGTGGAACTTTTCCAGCGCGCGGACGATCAACGTGCTCCGGCCGCCGGTCATCCACCATTCGATGGGGTGGTTCCGCGTCACCTTCACCTGCAGCCGCGGCCCGAACGCCGCTTCCCAGTCCGCGACGTGGCTTTCCCACTTCGCGGGGTCGGCGTACATGCCCACGACGTCGTACGTCGCGAACGCCTCGGCGACCGCGGCGAGCACCTCGACGACGGGCACTTGCCACTCGACCGGCCGCCCGTCGGGGCCGAGTTCGAGTCGCGGCGGCTGCTCCCACACGCCGAGCGTGAACAGGTGCCCGTCCGACAGGCGGCAGCCGATCAGCGCGGTCGCGTCCGTCACGCCGCGGGACCGCTTGCGCGAGCCGTCGAACCCGAGCACGATCCGGTCGCCCGGCTGCACCACCTTGCCGAGGTCGGACGACGCCCGCACTTCGGGCTGCGACAGCCACGCGTCCGACGCGTGCGTGATCTGATTCAGGAAGTCGGCCCGCAGATCTTGCGGATCGTTCGAGGTGTCCCAGAACTCGCCCGTGAGCCGCTCGATCGGCGACCAACCCGGCCCGCACGGCGGATCGTGCAGCACGCACCCGTCGGGATGATCGCTGCTGTCGCCGTACGCGTACCGCAGGCCGGCGACGAGCGACTGCTCGTCGGACATGTCGGTGTCGCCGGGCGCCTCGCGGTGGTCGACCAGGATCCCGCGGGCCCGGGACCGGCCGTCGATGATCGCCTGATAGTCGGCCGCCGAGTTCTCCGCGACCGAACCCTCGCCCGGCGTGAACGCGTTCGGCGTCTCGATGATGCTGCCGCCGAGCTTGGCCGCGTTGAACCGCATGGTCTTCGCGAGCCGGATCCCGCCGTTGGACTCCCGCCACTCCTCGGTCTGATCGAGCGAGGCAAAGCACGCCGGGTCACCCTTGACCGAGGATGCCGACGACGTGATCGGAGAGATCTCACCGCGCGGCAGATAGATGACCGTGTCGAGGACGTCGAGCCCGTAGTCGGTCGACAGCGAACCGCCCCGCGCCATTTCGAGGAGCGGGATCCATGTGTTATCGGTCTGCGCCTCGGTCACCGCGGCGATACGCACGAGCGGCGTACGCACCGAGTGCCACGGCCGGCCGATCGGCTCGCCGTACGCGTCCCATCCGTCGGCAACCACATCGGCACACGCCTCGGCGAGCGCGATCGCGCCGACGAACGGCGACTTGCCCCAGCCTCGCGGCCGCGACAGCAGCCCGCGGTGAATCACCCGCCGGCCGGTCACCGGGTGCAGCTCGTAGAACCGCAGCAGGAACTCGGCCTGTTCCTGCGTCGGAATGAAGGGCTCGCCGTCGTCCCGGCCGGGCTGGGCAAGGTTCTCGATCATCCAATCGAGAACGTAGTGCCCGAGCGTCGGCAGCTCTCCCTCATGCTCCGGGCCGCGCCACGGCATGACGCCCCCTTGCTAGCTCTGCCCGCTCTTCCCGCCAGGAAGCGAGCGCAGAGCCCCGTACCGCTCGCGTGCGCTCGGCCCGCCCGACCGGCCGCGACCCTGGTCGGCGCCGTCCGCCTCGGCGAACACCATGCGCAGCCGTGCCCGGTCCGCCGGCGTCGCGCCGAACGCCGCGACCCGCAGCCGCAGCTCGGACGCGGCCGACAGGTCACCTCGCCACAGCCGAGCGTGAATCAGGGCGGTGTCGAGCAGGAACTGCCAGTCGGACGAGCCGAAGTGATCGGCCTGCGGCGACTCAATCCACATCGCCCACCACTCGCGGGTGCGCTCGGGCCACACGAACTCGACGAGCTGCCCGCCCTGCTCAATGCGGAAGTCGGGCAGCTCGGGCGCCTCGGCCCGCTCCCAGCGCAGCACGGTCTGCGGGATCGCATCCTTGTTCCGGCGCGCCTTCCGCCCCTCGGGCTTCGGCGCCGGCCCCATGCCTCCCATCACTCGCCCCCCTTCTCGGCCTGCGAGGCCTCGCGCGCGTTCTCGATCGCCCACACGATCTCGTCCCAGTCCCGCAGCCGGTCGAACCCGAGCGCGTCGGTGATCCTGTCCATCTGGTGAACCTCGCGCTGCACGGGACAGACCCGACTCGCCGCCTCGCTCGCCTCGGCGAGCGCCTGCTCGAACTGGCTCGTGTCTGCCTCGATCCGCAGGCGTACCGGGTGTTCGCTAGCGTCGAGGGGGATCTCGTTCGCCGGAATCTCCAGCGTCTCCGGGGTGACGATCACGCCCCGAGCGCCAATCCGTTCTGCGACTACCTGCCAGTAGTCGCCGGTCGAGCCGTAGTCCATGCCGACGATGACGCGCTGCGGCACGCTCTCGTCGACGACCAGGACGAACGGCGCCCGCTCGTCGTCGACACCCTCGGGCAGTTCGAGAATCTGCAGACGCGCCATGTCAGACCCGCCCCCCGCCGAGGATCGCGCGGATCCCTCCCGAGGTGACCGAGTGCCCGATCGACCCGTCGTCCTCGCGGATCGTCCACGGCTCGACGATGACGTCATGCCACACGCCGCCCCGCTTCACCGCCACGACGAGCGACTGCCCGACCGTCCGCAGGTCGACCCCTTGCACCCGGCACGAGCGCCGGAACCACCGCAGGCGCAGCGCATGCAACGCCCGGGGCTCGCCCCTCTGCTGATCGTCTCGTTCACGTACGCGCGCCATGGCTGTACCTCCCGTGTCGGGCGCCCGGCCGGGCGACCCGTGTCGGGGCGCTACAGCAGAGCGTCGATGATGTGCTGCACGTCCCCGAGGCGGCGTGGCATGTCGCCGAACGTCCGCCCCGTGACAGCGATGAACCGGCCCGTCCCGTACAGCTCGACCGAGCCGGAACCGACCGCAATACGTCGCCCGTGCGGCAGCGACCCGCGCCCCCACACGTGCAGACCCGAACCGGACCGCGACACCTCGACCCACGTCGCCCCGGCCGCCTCGACGATCCGCTGCGCCCACGGCAGCACCTCGCCGTCGACGTCGAGCGCATGGTCGAGGTCGAGGCAGACGATCCCGTCCCCGTCGAGGACGAACCCGATCCCAGCGCCGGCGCTGCTCGCCACAGCGTCGCGGTAGCGCGACCACGTCGACGAGTCTGTGCTGCTCGCCACCGAGCCGCCGACCGTCAACGGAACCTTGCGCGCGGTGTGCCGGACCCACCGCGGTCGGCTCGTGAGCTCGGCCGGGACCGTCCGGCGGGCCCGGCATGCCGCCGTGCGGCAGCGGCCCGAGCAGTACCGGGCATCGGCGCGGGCCGTGATCGGCAGCGGGTCGGCGCAGCGCTCGCAGGTGGGTGTCGCCATGCCCCCATAATACCGCAGATGTAACGGCTATCAGGCTCTGACCTGCGGATATGCCCTACAGAGTGGTGGGGTCGAGTGGCTGAGAGGCGATCTGCGGACCCTCGGCCGCCGCCATCGAATCAGTCCACCCGACCCCGGCTCGCCCGCCAGCGAGCAGCACAGGGGCCCTCCCGGGCCGGTTTCCCCCAGACCCGTACAGGACCAGCCCCGCAGCACCTCCCGGGCCCTGAGGGGGGCGGGGGGAGGGAGTCACCCCCACCCCGCCCGAGCCGCTGAGGATCGATCTCCCGCCCGATCAGGGCCGGATGAGTCCCGGGTGCCGTTCGGGGGGCCGTCGGGCCGTCTCGCGCCAACGTGCGGCGTTCCCTTCCCTGCTGCTCTTCACCGCATGGTGGTGCCGGCACAGCGCTTGCAGGTTCTCCGGGCGGTGGTCGTTGCCGGGCGTGATGTGGTCGACCTGGTTCGCATGGTGTCCGCAGACGCGGCCGGCCTCGCGCCAACGACAGCGGTACTCGTCGCGCTGCAGGACGAACGGGCGCAGCTCGGTGTACCAGTTGTCAGGCAGCTCGGATCGTCGATCGCTGTCGACCCATCCGCCGCTCACGGGCGGCGTCGCTCGTCGTACTCGTCGAGGTCCCGGCCGGGTTCGACGTACAGCTCGGCGACGCGTTCGGTGTCGCTTCCGAGCGCGGTGCCGTCGAGGTCGGCGGAGCGCGTGAACCCGAACGGCGGTGCGCCGTCGACGGGCGGGGCGTCGCGTAGGGCGTCGAGGATGCGGAGCGCGCAGGCCTCGACGTCGTCGAGCTTTCGGCGGGTGTACTTGCCGGCTGTGATCTCGACCCGGAGGGTGCCGTCCGTGAGGCGCAGGTGCATGGGGGGTCCTCTCGGCGGCGAGGGGGTATGCGAAAGCCCCTCGGGAGCGGTGCTCGACCTGAGGGGCTCGGGGTGTCTGTTCCGGCAGTTGGGCAGGGGGAACTGCGGCCAACTTTGCGACATGTCGGGGGCGCTGTCAATCGGGGCAGTGAGTGCGCTTTGCGGGCTCGCGCGCTACCTCCCGCACTCTCTCCGACTACCTGTAGCTGAGGGGGTGGGTAGGGAAGGGTAGGGACCCCGCGCGCGCGAGGGATGCGTCAGTGACGCGTCACAGAACGCGGTGACCTGCGAGGATCGTTTTCATTTGAGAAACGTGCAGCGGGAAACAGTCGTCAAAAGCTGCTGCGTTTCAGTGCAATTGCACTCAGATTCGCTTCCGATCGCTCGTGGAACGGTGCCATCCGCTGCGCTCGATCGCCCCGTCGCCGAGACTTGCGAGCGCCCGCCGGCCCCGGATTTGGGCCCGGGAATGTGACCGACCGCACACCGAATCGCGCATGCCGGGCGTGTCGCCGCAGGCCGATCCCGGGGCAGCGGAAAGCCCCGACCGAACACGGTCGGGGCCACAGGCGAGGCGTTGGCTACTCGGGCGCGGACCTCTTCCACGGGGGCAGGTACGGCGCCCACGGCGGGAGGTACGGCGGGGCCGGCTCGGTGACGGTCATGAGGCGCATGACGCGTCCCCGTCGCTCCCACAGCACCTTGACCGTGGGCAGGTTGGTGTCGATGATCCCGCAGTCGTCCGGGGGCTCTTCGGCGGGCACTACGGGCGCCACTGCGCGAGGTCGTCCATGCCTCGATCGTGCCACGCAGGCGATGCGCTGCGGCGGGTCTATGGGGACACGCACGACAAGGCCCCGCCGCATCGGAATGCGGCGGGGCTCGTGCCTTCGAGGGTGCGGTGTTCACGCTACGCCTACGGCACAGCGATCGGCACCCCTTGTGCGAACTACTGCCTCGGTGTGCCCGGGGTGGGCTTCGAGGGCTCCGTGAACCATCCGCCGCGGCTGCTCTGATAGGTCGTCTCGTGCCCGGCAGCCCGCCTGTCGCCCTCGGCGAACCGGGTCGGCATGCTCTTGCGCAGCCCCTTCGAGGGCGCGCTGCTGCTCGTCGTCTCGCTGCTCTTGCGTCGGCCGAATGCCATGATGCTGGTTCCTGTCTCGTGTCTGCGGGATGGGTGATCCGGGGCGGCCGGGATGCCTGGAAGCTGTCGGCCGCCCCGGGTGTCAGCGCTCGTCGCCGTCGGCGTAGCCGAGCCACGGCTCGGTGTCGTACGGCTCGGCCGCCGCCTCGGCCTCGGTCGCCTCGCGGGCGTTGCGGGCGTCGTCCTCGGCGTCGAGGCGGTACTCGTCGGCCCGGTCCAACTCGTCGAGCTCGTCGGCGCTGAACACGTCGGCATTCGTCATGTCGTCGTCGGCGTCGAGGTACTCGGGGGCGTCGTCGTCCTGGTCGTGATCGGTCACGGCGGGGTCCTTCCAGTGGTGGGAGATCGGGCGTAGATCGCCCGGGAGACGGGCGGGAGACGGGCGGGAGATCGAGGGAGACGGGGCGGGAGAACCGCAGGTCAGGCAGCGTCTACCGTCGCGGGAGACGGGGACGTGCCCCGGTCGGGGAAGTGGGCCAAGAGGGCGTCACGGAGCACCCCGCGGGTGGGCACGCCGCCGATCTTCACTTTGGGTTCGACGGGGATCCCGAGGGAGTCCAACCGGGCCCGCAGATCGGCCACTTTCCAGCCCTCGCACTTCCCCTTCGCGTGGAGGTGGGCGAGGACGGTCGACAGGTGCACCCGGTCGCGGTCGCCGAGCACCTCGAAGAGCAGGGCGAGGACCGGCTCGACGTCGGGGCCGTCGGGCTCGTCGTCGAGGGGCTCGTCGGCGTCCTCGGCCGGGGTCCGGGTGGCGCGCCATGCGGCCCGCAGCCACCATGCGGTGAGCGCCCACATCAGCCACGGCACGGCCCGCACGATCGCGTAGACCCCGTAGGCGACCACGGCCAGGGCGGCGAGGCGGAGCAGCGGCCCGAGGGCGGCGCGCCACCCGTCGAGGTCGTCCCGCCGGCCAGCGGCGACCCATGCGGCGAGCGCTTCGGACCGCTGCCGGGCGACGATCGCGCATCCGGCGGTGAGCCGGTCGACGACGGTGCGGGTCCGGCCGGTCACAGGACACCTGCGCTGTCGATCGCGGCCCGCACCTGCTCGCCTGCCCCGTTGACCAGGCCCGGGAGGAACCCAAGTGCCCCGGCAACCCCGGCGGTCGCGCAGAGACTTGCTCCGCAGTACACGCCGCCGGCCATGCGCTTCTTGTCGTCCTTCCCTGCCTTTCGCCATGCGATGACGACGCCGACCGCGATCAGGAAGACGACGACGGCACCCTCTTCGGTGAGGCTGCCGGACAGCGACCCGCGGGCGAGGGTGCTGCCGCTCTGCGTGCCGGTGACGGCGCCGACCGCTTTCGACCCGGCGGTGTTCCCGACGCTGGGCGCGCACCCGGCGAGCGCCCCGAGCAGCCCACCGGTGCACATGGCGCCGAGGACGCCGAGCGCAGCGCCTTTGCCGAACGCGGCGAGCATCTTCGGGTCGCGGGACCCGGTCCACCACGGGCGCAGGTTCGCCCACAGAATCACGGCCGTGAGCGCGAGGCCGGCGAGGGTGAGGGGTGTGTTCATCGGGGGTGTACTCCTGTGACGGCGGTGACGGGGTCGAAGAGATGCACGGCGCCGGTGACGCCGACCAGTGCGACGGCGAGGACGAACAGCGCGCGGGTGCTCCGGGTGCGGGCGACGGCGCGGCCGGCGAGCAGCACCGGGACCAGGGCGAGCCCGTACCCGAACGCGGCGCCCCACTCGGCGCGCGCCTCGCCGACGGTGTACGCCCACACCGAGCCGAGGCTGTACCCGACGCCGGGGATCGGGACGACGGCGCCGGCGAGTGCGGCGACGATCTTCCACGGGGGTGCGAACCCGCGCACCCGGTCCCAGAGGGACGGCTCGGGTTCGGGTTCGAGGTGCACGGGTTCGTAGGTGATGCGCACCTCGATCGCACTCGGGTGCGCGGGGTCGAAGTGCGGGTGCGTACTCGGGCGCGGCGGGTGCGGCGGGTGCGCACCCGGGTGCGGCCGGGTGTACGGCGGGTCCGGGGTCGGGTGCGCACTCGGGTGCGCGGGTGCGGGGGCGGGTGCGCGCCACGGGGGGATGTCGCCGGGGCCCGGCGGCCGGGCGGGAAGGGGCACGCCGGCAGGGATGATCCGGCTCGGGGTGATCGGGCGATCGGTCACGGGCGGGTCCTAGGTGAGGGTGAGGGCGAGTGCGCACCCGGCGATGAGCCCGAGGATGAGCGCGGGTGCGAGGCGCCGGGGTGCGGGTGTGAGGCGGGCGAGCGCGGCGTAGGCGCCGAGCATCGAAGCGCAGGTCAGGACGGAGAACGCGGCGTGCATCACAGCCCCTTGGGCCGCGGGCAGATGGCGGCGATCACTTCTTGCGCTTTCTTCTGGCCAATGCGCAGCTCGGCTTTCGTCCGCTTGAGCGTGAGTGGGCCGGACGCTGCGAGTTCGTGACCGCGGCGTACAAGATCGGCGAACTTGGGGTCGGAGTGCGGACGGTCCTCGGGTGCGCGGACGGGGTTCGGGTGCACCTCGGGTGCGGGTGCGGGGTGCGAGTGCGTCTCGGGTGCGGGGTCGACGCACTCGGGTTCGCCGTCCGGGTCGGGGTCCGGGATGCGTGCGTGCACCCGCGGCGGGTGCGGCGCACCTGCGGCGAACGTGGGCACGGGTTCGGGTGCGGTGAGTTCGGGGATCGGCGGGTGCATGGGTGCGAGGTCGAGTACAAGCTCGGCGGGTGCGGGTGCGGGTGCGGGTGCGGGTGCGGCTGGTACGGCCTCGGGTTCGACCTCGACCTCGGGTTCGACCTCGACCTCGGGTTCGACCTCGACCTCGGGTTCGACCTCGGGTTCGAGTTCGGGCTCGACCTCGGGCTCGGCCTCGGGCTCGGGTTCGACCTCGGGCTCGGGCAGCGCGGGTGCGAGGGCGATCGCCTCGGCGGCAGCCCGCTCAAACTCGACCGACACGACGGGCACGGCAGCCGGCCGAGGTGCCGCAGGCGTCTCGTCGAGCGGCCGGCCGTACCTCATGAGCCGCAGCGGCAGCAGTGCCTCGACGGGCGCCTTCCGCCGCCACGCTCGGCCGTACCGCGCCTGCAGCTGCGCCCGGTACACGAGCCGGTCCTGCTCGAACCGGATCACCTCAGCGTACGAGCGCATCTCCCACAGCTTCATACGCCGCCACAGGACGAACGTGCGGAACGGCGACAGCAGCCACCGGGTGAGCCGTACGGGTTCGATGTGCCTGTCGGCCGTGATGTCGGCGAGCCGGCTGACAGCGTGACGCGCGGCCTCGACCGTGATGACGAACAGCACCGGAGTGACGGCGTGCATGCCGACGCCGAGGGGGTCGGGCCACGCCACCGCAGCGTTGAACGCGATCGTCGCGACGGTGAGCAGCCACCCGGTGTGACGCAGCAGCGGCAGCGGCATGCGGAGCCACGCGAGCAGCAGGTCGAGCGCGAGCAGGACGATGATCCCGGCGTCGACACCGAGGGGGAACACATCGGCGAACCAGCCGAGTCCCTCGGCGTGGGCCCGCTTGCTCACAGCGGTGTACGAGCCGACGAACCCGATCGTCGCGATCACCGCGGCGCCGGCCGCGATGCCGCCGACGAGCTTTCGCTGCGCGGGAGTGAGCTCGGGATGGTGCACGGGTGCTCCCAAGAGAGGGGTACGGAGACCGGCCCGCAGGCTGGGGGCGCTGCGGGCCGGTCGATCAGGGGTTAGCGCAGCTGCTTGTCGAGCGCGAGGCGGACGCCGGCCGCGTCCGCGTAGTCCTCGGCGCAGGCGGCCGGGGTGGCGGGGGCGTCGACGATCGGGCTCGGCCGCGGGGTGCGGTCCGGCTCGACGTTGGGCTCGTAGGTGGGGGTGTCCATCACACCGACCCCGCGATCTGACGCAGCCGCAGCGCGTACTCGCCGCGGGTCTCACCCTCGCGGGCCTCGGGCAGCACGTCGCCCACAGAGGTACGGACGACCTCGGCGACGATCGCGGGCAGCGTGCTCAGCACGGTGTCGCAGGCGGTGTTCACGGCGAAGGCGATCGTCACGGGGTACAGCTCGGTGCCCGGGTCCATGTCGAGGATGCGGGCGGCGACGATCAGAACCTGCGCGGTGTAGCTCGGGCCGTCGGCCGGAGTCGCCGAGAGCGGCGCGAGAGGGGTGGGGGCGGTGGCGCGGCCCCGGATACGATGCAGCACTGTCTGCACTCCTGTTCACAGCAGGGTGGCGGGCGGCCCGCAAGGTGTGTCACCACCTGCGGGGTCTAGGTCGGGCCCGGTGTGTCACCACCGGGCCCGGTCGCATTGCGGCCCCGACCGGTGTGTCACCACCGACCGGGGCTTTGTGCTGTGACGAACGTAGAAGGAACCTCTTTACATTGTCAAGAGGTTCGAGAGAGGATGGGCGCGTGCCCGAGGAGACGACAGCAGAAAGCGGTGATGAGCCGATGACGATCGCCGACATCTGCACCGAGCACGGCGTCAGCCGGCAGACGCTGCACAAACTCCGTGCCGACCCCGCTTCGGGATTCCCCGAGCCGGTGCCCGTCGCAGGCAGCACCCGGGCCAAGTACCCCCGCGCTGCCGTCGCCGCCTACTTCGCCGCACACCCGCTACGCCCCGGCCGACGCACCGACCTACAGCCGGGCGACGAGTAGCCGAACGCAAAACGAGCTCCCACCCCCGCCGACGTGAGGGGGTGGGAGCTCTGCCACGTCCTACACCCGTCCGGCCGTAACCGGATGCAGTCCGGATGACTCGGATCGAGGGTGGGGCCATGAGCAACCCCATCGTGGTCGTGAACCCGCCCGACCCGCAGGACGGGGGCCGGACCGTCCGGATCGACGGCGAGATCAGCGGCCGCGCGTTCAAGTTCGAGGACCTGATCGAGTTCCTGCGCCGGGCCGGATGGCTGGAAGAGTCGGGGTGGCCAGAGATCGAGTGGCGCGGCGGCGGCCCCGAGGAGTGGCCCGGGGCCCCGACCGACTGATCACGCCGCGGCGCGATCCTTCGCCGCCGCCCGCTGCAGCCGCCGCGCCGCGGCCCGCTTCGCCCGCTGCTCCGCCTCGGCCCGACTCGCCTCGGCCGCGTCGAGCGCCCGCTGCAGCCCGGCAAGCTGCTCGGGCGTCGACCACACCCGCGCCCGCCGCTCGACGTCGAAGCGCACCGGGGCGTTGCAGTCGACGAGCCCGGTCGAGCACGTCACCGACACCACCGTGCCGGCCTCGGTGTGCAGCACGAGCTCGCCGCCACACCACGGGCACGGCCGGCCCGGCATCGGCGACGCCGCCCGGCCGGTGCCGAGGACGCGGTCGAGGCGGGCCGCGGCCTCGCGGGCGTACCCGTCGATCCGGAGCCGCTCCGCCTTGTGTAGTGCCGACACGGCCGGGCCCGTGCCGTACCGGGCGAGGAGCCAGCGTGCGGCGGTCGGGGCGGTGCGCTGCTCCCGGTCTCGGCCGTACCAGTCGGCGTAGTCGAGGGCGTCGGGGATGCCGAGCGAGTCGGCGAGCGAGCAGAGCGCGACCTCGATCGCCCGGCAGGCGTCGGCGACGTGCAGCCGGATCGGCACCGGCCGGTCGCCGAGCTGCGCCGGGTCGCGGTCCTCGCGCACGCCGTGCGCCTGCCCCTCGCCGACGTGCTCGCAGAACTCGCACGCGTAGTAGAGCTGCCCCGTCGAGTGCCGGACGGTAACAAGCCGCTGCGGGTGGGAGAGGGCGTGCGCGAGGGCGGCGGCGAGGGCCTGCTCGGCGGACACCTCGGCGGCGTCCTGGTCGTCGAGGGCGTGCAGGTACTCGGCGCCGGGGCGCTGCGGCGGCCACGTGGGGGCGGGACCGGTGGTGTCGAGCAGTGCGCGCAGGTGGTCCCAGTGGTCGAGGACGTGCTGCAGGTTCTCGGCGGTGGTGCGGGCGTGGCGGGTGTTGTTCATGGCGGGCGTTCTCCTGTGGCGCGTAGGGTGATCACACCGCGTTGGGGCGTCCCGGGTTGCTGGCAGGCAGAGGGGCGCCCCGTTGCTGTTCAGGCGGCCGTGGGCGGCTGGTAGTCGTCGATGGGCGGCAGTTCGGTGATGGTCCGGAGCCGGCGGAGCGAGCTGTACTTGTCCGCGAGCGTGGGGACCCGGGTTGCGGGGCGGACGCTGTCGACGTACCTCAGGGGCGTGTCGGGGCCGCCGTCGTAGAACTCGATCGCACCGAGCTCGATCAGTGCCTCGATGTCGTCGTCGTCCGGTTCGGCGTCGGGGTCCCATGTGAACTCGCCGCATTCGAGGGCGAGCTGCCCGACGGCGTCGAGGGCGGCGCGCTGCTCGTCGGCGCTCACGCCGCGCCGTCCGGTTCCTCGCGGGGCTCGGGCACCGCCGGCGGGTCGAGCCACACGATCTTCGTCGCGCCGCCGTGCCCGTGGATGTGGTCGACGGACAGCTGCCCGCGGTCCCAGAACACGATCGACGGGTGCTCGCCGCGCCACCGCACCGACGCGGTGCCGTCGGGCCACAGCACGCCGTCGGCGACGTCGCCGGTACCGGACACTCCGGAGACGTCGACGGTGCGGCGCAGGACGAACCGGCGGGGCGGGGCGGTGGGTTCGGTGGCTCGGACGATCGTGCTCATGAGCGGTGTCCCTTCTTCTGTCGGGCGAGGGCGCGGCGGGTGGCTCGGTTCGGGCGGGGGTCGGGGGCGTCGTCGCCGACGAGCTGCTCGCCGGTCGTGCCGACGGTCGTCATCCACGTGACGCCGGGGCGCGGGGTGTGCTCGCCGCGCGGGCTGCCGCTCGGGCCGGTCATCGGTTGTCCTTCCGCCGAGCGGACTCGGCGTCAGCCCCCTTGACGCACGGCGGGCGTTCGAGGTGAAAGCGCGGCACCGAGTCACGGTTCTCACCGGGGCGGGGGATGGGTCCGGTCCACACGATGCCGCTGCCGGTGATCCGGTCGCCGCAGTGGGCACACCGCCACCGTGCGGCCGGCAGCGCGAACTGCGTGTTCAGCTGGTCGATCTCGGCCTGCGCGTCGGACACGGGGTACCTCTTCTGTCGGGTACGGGCGAGGGAGTAGGCGGCCGTCGCGGCGATCGAGGCGAGCGGCCACCCGGCGGCGAGCCACCCCCACGACGTCACCGGTCCTCGCCGGTGATGCGGCGCAGGCGAACCGGCGGGCCGAGCGGCTCGGGCGGGTCGTTGCGGGTGGTCCACGCGCGCCACGTCTGCCGCGGCCGGGTGGCGATCAGATGGGCGATCTCGACGGCGAACACGGGCTGCATCGCCCACCACCGCCACTCTCGCCGTGTCGGTGCCGTGGGGGCGCAGTTCAGCCAGTGCGCCCGCTCCGAGGCCCGGTGCCCGAGCCGTGCCCGGCCGAGCGCGTAGCCGACGATCGCGGCCGCAACAGCGAAGAGGACAGTCACGATGCCACCTGCCAGCGCTGCGCCCGCTCCGCGAGCTGCGCGAGATCACCCGCGTACTGCGACCACTCGGCGAGCTCCGCGAGATCGTCGCGCCTCGCCTGCCCCGCGAGCTGCGCGAGGTAGCCCGCGCGACGCGCCTCGACGTCATCGGCCGACTCGCGCCTCGCCGCTGCCTTCCCCTCCGCTGCGAGGCGTCGGGCCCCGTGCAGCCGATTGCGGAGCGTCTTGCAGGGACGACCGATCGGCGCCGCGCACTCGGGGCACTCGATCCCGAGCGGACCAGGTCGGCGTACGGTCCGAACGAGCCGGGCCTGCTCGCTCGACTCGGCGGTCAGAGTCCGGCCGACCGCGGCGAGTCCTCGCTCGTCGTCGAGTCCCTGCCATCCGAGGGCGGCGAGCCCCGTGCGCAGCTCCCTCGGCATGCCGCCTTTCAGCGGCACCGGGCGAGCCGGGATCCGGCCGGCGGCGACGTCGTCGATCTGTCGCTGTCGGCGAGCGATGAACTCGGCGCCGGTCTCCAGCTCGGCAGGGGCCACGTAGCCGGGCAGCGTCGTCCCGAGTCGTTCCTGCCGGATCGCGAGCCGACCCGACTTGACGTGGTGCGGCTGGATCCACAGCCGTTCGCCCTCGCGTGTCGGCGGCGTGCCGTAGTAGCGGGCGACGGCGGCGGTCGCGTCGTCGTCGAGGGGCACGTCGTGCAGGGCCGATGCCCACGCCGTGGCGTCGACCTCGCCCACGGTCCGGTTGTCGAACGCCGCGGCGTGCCCGAGCAGCTTTGCGGCCTCGCTCTTCTTCATGATCAGTCCTCCTGCGCTTCGAGTCGTGCGGCGAGTTGGTACGCGGCGGCGGCCCGCTGGTCGGCCGTCGATCCGCCTGCAGCGCGGGCGAGCGGTACGACGTTCCCGCCGGGCGCGGGCTGCGGCGCGGTGCGCTCGCTCTCCGCCCACTCCCGCCAGCGGCCGCCCCACGCCACCGCGAGGCGCCCGTCGTCGAGCTGCCGGGCGATGAACTTCGCGGTCGTGCTGCGCAGTTGCTCATTCGTGAGCGGCTGCAGTCCGGCGTCGGTGCGGGCCGCCTGCGCGGCCCTGATGTCGTCGGCCGTGGGCCGCCAGTCCTGCGGGATCGCGCTGCGGCGCGGCGCCGGCTGGTCGGCGTCGTCGAGGTCGAGCTGCTCGCCCGCAGGCGGCCGCGACCGGGGCTGCTGCCGTTGGCGGTGCCGCTCACTGCTCGCGGCGCTCGCCTCACGGCGGGCCTTGATCTCCGACCTGCTCTTGTTGCCGTTCCGCAGGTAGTCGTGCATGTAGTGGTCGCCCTTCGCGGGCTGCGGGCAGCGCGGGCAGTCATGCCCATGCCCGTGCCACAGGCCGGCGTCGACCAGGCTGCGGACCTGCGCCGGGGTGCCGCCGTACATCTTGACCACCGGCCCCGGCACAAGCCCGTCGGTGAGCTGCGCGGCGACCCAACTTCCGACCGTGACCCACAGGCCGCGCGCAGCCATGGACGCACGCAGAAACTTCGGGTGCGAGTGGGCCCCGTCATCGACCGGGAAGTACGGCATGTGGATCTCCAGGTTCAGAGAGTGAGCTGCCCGTCCGGGACGGGCGTAGGGCGGCGGCGGGAACGGACGGGGGGAACGGGGACGCGCGGACCGGTGCAGGCGTGATCGATGACGTGCGGGTGCGGGCACGGGACGCGCCGCGTGCGGCAGTCCGCCCACCGCAGCTCGGCGCCGGCTCGTGTCTGCCGCAGGCACCAATCGAGCCGGTCCGCCTGCCGCAGCGCGGCTGTCTCGACGGCCGGCAGGGGCTCGGCGTCGGCGACGACATCGAGCGCGGCCATCCGGCCGACGAGCTGCCGCAGGACAGGCCGGGCACAGCGCGGGCACTTCCCGCGCCGCGCCCCACCGGTCCGCGGTCCCTGAGTCACGCGTGCTGCTCGACCCGGGCCGACCGGCCGCGCCGCTGCTCGTGCCACCGCTCGTACTCGTCCTCGGTCGGCATCGTGGCGAGCGCCTCGGACACGGCGATCTCGACGTCGGCCTCGGCGATCCCGTCCTGCCCGTCGAGGGTGCCGTTCATCTGCCGCTCACGGTGCAGCGCTCGCAGAATCTCGGTGAGCTGCGCAACGCGGTGGTTGTCGCGCGCGACCTCGCACAGCGTCACGCGAACCTTGACCTGCGCCTCTTTGTCCTCGCCGTCGGCGTGCCCGCTGTAACTCACGCTGGACAGCTGCACGACCGCGAACACGCTCGTGCCGGGCCGCTCCCACAGCCCGCGCCGCATCTCCTCGGGGATCGCGGCGTGAACGAACGCTGCCCCGGTGTCGAGCTTGACCTCGACGGGGTCGTGCTTGCCGATCTTCGGCATGGGATCACTTCCTCTTTCGCGTTGCCTGTTGCTTGCGGCGGGCGCTCCGCAGAGCGGCCGCCGCCTGTACCTCGGGGATGGGGCAGTCGTCGCGCATGTGCCGCTCGGCCCGGATGACGAGCGCCTCGACGGCGTCGAACCCGATCGCGTCCTCGGCGAGCAGCCCGCATGCGCAGTTGAAATCGGCCGCGGCGAGGCTCTTCGCTTTCACGTGGTCGAGGCGGACCCGCAGCCCGAACCCGGGCCGCGGGTTGGCGACCGTCGGGCCGACGCCGACTGCCCCGGTCATTCCTGCTCGCCGCCGAGTTCGGCCCGCTGCTGCTCGTCGAGCAGCCCCTGCTCGTGCCAGTGCTCGACGAGACACCCCTGATCGGGCATCGGCGGCACCGGCCGCGACACAGCGGCGAACACGCTGTCGCAGCTACGCCTCGGCGGCGCAATCGCCGTGCCCGGGAGCGTCGGCGCGGTCGCGGCCCGCGCGGCGCGGCTCACGCGGCGGCCCGCTGATCGGCCTGCAGCCGGCGGCGCTCGCGGTACGTCAGCCCGCCCCACACGCCGTCGGTCTCGGGCACGGCGAGCGCATGCGCGAGGCACTCGCTCTGCACCTCGCACGCCCCGCATACCTTCCGCGCGTTGCGGCACGTCCGCCCGATCTCCGGGTGGAACAGCTCCGGGTCGGTCTGCGCGCACAGGGCCCGCGACTGCCACTCGGTCTCAGCCGAGTAGCCCCGCATCACCGGACACCGCCCGGGACGAGCTCGGGCCACGACACCTTTGACAGCCGGTCCCGCTGCGCCTGCGGCAGGCTGAACAGCGGCTGCCCGTAGTGGTCGAGCCCGGCCGCCCGCAGCCACCATGCGTCGCACTGGTCGCCGCCCGGGTCGCCGACGAACTCAACGCCGGCCGCGAGGTACGCCGCGGCCGACATGCGGGACTTGTCGGCCGCACCGTGGTCGCAGGCGTACGACTTGAGCGTCGCCGGGACTACGTACGCGTACGGCACCCCGGCGTCGATCAGCTCGCACACGACCGGCCCGTGCACCCGCGCCGTCAACCCGGCCGACATGGCGTGCTTGGGCAGATCTTCGATCACCGCGACGTGCGGGCGGTCGCCGGCGACGGCGGCCCGGATAAAGTCGCGGACCTGCACGAGCCGGCGGTCGCCGTCCTTCTGGCGGGTCTTGATCCGCACCGTGCTGCCGTCGGGCAGGCACACGCCCGTCGACGTGAGCGACAGGTCGAGCCCGAGCACCCGCAGCCCGCCCACGGGGGCGGCCGCCGTGATCCTGGCGAGCGGGGACGGGGCGCCGGCGGGCATGAGTCCGGAGAGCGTCATGCCGCGCCCCCGTTCACCGTGCCGCAGCCGCGGCAGACGAGCCCGGCCGGCGTCTCGTCGTGGCGAGTGGTCAGGTGCGCGCACCGGGTCGTGTGGCACGCCAGCCACACCGCCGACGCGTCCGTACGGATCGCCGCCGGCGACGGACGAGTCGGCCACAGCCGGGCCGCCCACGTCACGGCCACCGCCGCGGCGAGCAGCAGCACGGCGAGGTAGGGAGAGAGAGCAGTCACGACTGCTCACCCCCGACCGGGGCGATCGGGCCGACCGAGGCACGGATCACGTCGAGCGGCTCAATCCCCGCGACGGACGTCATCAGCGGCGTGCCCGAACGGTCGAGGCGGCCCGTCCACTGCCAGTGGACGCCGAACACGTCCTGCCACATAACCGACAGGTCCCACGTGTGGCCGGTGCCGTCCGTCCACACCGACCGCTCGGCGTCCAGCCGCGCCCCGTCGACCGGCAGCGGCTCGTCGGGCCGGTCGGCCGGCGCGGGCGTGTCGCGTTCCGTGTCCCAGTGGCACGGGAACGGGGGGTGTTCGGCGACCAGTTCCGCCGCGATCACGTGCAGGAGGGCGGCCGCTTCGACCGGGCACATGCTGCGGACGTTGATCCGGTACACGTTGTTCGCGTCGAGGGTGATGACAAGACGCTGCTCGTTCAGGTCGATCATCCGGATTGCCGGTTCGGTGTCAGACACGGTCTGCCTCCCACGGGCGCAGCGGCCAAGAGCCGTCGACGACGGCGGCCGGGTCGGTCTTGCGGAAGTGCTCTTGCAGCCCGGCCGCCTGCTCGGCGGCGAGCTTGATCTGCAGCTCGTGCAGCTGCGCGAGGTCGAGCCCGTCGAGCTCGTGAAACCGCGGCCGCCGGTTGAACCGGATCGACTGCGGCCACTCCAACTTGGGCATGTGCGCGAGCGACCCGATCCGGTAAGCGATCCGTGCGGCCATGAGCGCGTCATACGAGCAGCCGTGCGCCGCCTCGGCGTCCCACGGCAGGCTGTACACCTGCGCGAGGGTGATCAGCTGCCGAGCGCCCTGCGTCTCGCTCACCCGCTTGCGGTACGGCAGGCAGTGCTGATCGAGCACCCGCGTGTCGATCACGTGCAGCGGCGTGCCGTCGAGCCGGTCCTGCAGCAGCGGCAGCTCGTACCGGCGGCACTCGCGGTCGAGCAGCGTCAAGTCATAAGGCACGTTGTGCCCGACGACCGGCACACCGTCCCGAACGCGGAGCGCGAGCGTCTCGGCGACCTGGTCGACGACGTCGTGCGCGCGCTCGCCGTGCTCGCGGGCGTGCTCGGTCGTGATGCCGTGCACGGCCGTCGCACCCTCGGGGATCTCGATCCCCGGGTCGGCGAGCCACTCCAGCGTGAGGGGCTTCTCGGCGCCGAGGTCGATCGCTGCCGCGGTCACGATCCGGTCCTGCTCGACGTCAACGCCCGTCGTTTCGAGGTCGAACGCGACCATGCGGGCCTTATGCCACATCAGCGGCCACCCCCGCCCGGCTGCGCCACCGCGGGCCACACCGCGTGCGACTCGGCGTCCGCCGACTCATCGGGGACGACCTCGGCGTCGTACACACCGTCATCGTCCGGGCTGTCGAGCAGCTGCTCGTCGTCGCCCTGGTCGTCGCCGACGACACCGGTCGCCGTGTCGACACCCTTCGCGATGTCGTCCGCGATCTGCCGCAGTTCCTGCGACAGCGGGTCCGACCCGTCCCGGGCCACGTGCCCCGCCCGGTTCGCGCGGCGCCACACGTCGCGGGCCGTTTCGACCGTCGTGCACTTCCGGGCCTCGGCCGCGTAGTCCGGCCGGGCCGCCTCGATCGCCGGCCGGTCGACCGGCGACCCGGCGTCGATCGCAGCAGCCATCGACAGCGGCCCCGAAAGCGCCTGCCGCAGCGAAGCGATCGCCGGCACCACCATGACGACCGGGAAGTTCTTCGTCTCCCCTCGCCGCTTCACCTGTCGCTGCTCGATCCACATGCGCAGCGGCATCGGCGACTTCCCGTCCGTCGCCGCGAGGACCATGTCGATCCCGCCCGCCATGGCGTCCGCCGCATACCAACTGTGCGACTCCAGCCGCCACACGCCGAGGTCGGGCATGTCCGCGAGCATCACGGCGATGCGGGACGTGGGCTTGCACACCGTGCCCGCCGGCTGCTCGTGCCACCCCTCGCCGTGCTCGGCGAGGCACAGGCAAGGCTTCCGGGTCAGCTGCTCGGTGACGCCGTCGCACCGCCGGGCGCAACCGCCGCCGGTCCACAGCTCGTTCGCCTGCGACAGGGGGTCGCCGGGCGGCAGGATCGAGTACAGCTCGCGAGCCTCGGTGATCACCCGAAACTGCTCGATCTTCGAGCCCTGCGGCGTCCACGCCTCGGGCTCGCCGCCGTACAGCTCGGCGGCCCGCTCGATGTACGTCCGCGAGTGTGACGACAGCAGGAACGTCTCGGATCGGACCGGCACCCGGCGGTTGCCGGGCTTGGAACTCGGCCGACTGTAGCCGGTGCGGATGCGGCCAAGTTGGGCCGCCTGCCGCTGCATCGTGAGGATTCGGGAGCCCATATCAGGCTGCCTTTCGGTCGGTGACGCCCGGCGCCCACGGAGGAAGAACCGCCGGGTAGTCGCTCGGGGCGTCGTGGTGCAGGTATCGGGAGGTGGCCAGGGCGCCGCGGAACGCGCGGAACTGCGCCGGGCCGGAGGGGACCTCGATGAGCCGGTGCGACCGGGTCCGCAGGTTCAACAGCGCCGTACGGTGCACTCGCGGTGCCGGCTCGGTCGTGTCGTCGGGCAGCAGCCACTCGGGAGCCCGCCGTAGCGCGGTGAGCTGCAGTGGCTGCTCGTCGTACACGGTGGTGTCGGGCTTCTTCGCGCTCGTCTTGTAGTCGACGAGCCACAGCTGCCGCCGCCGCATGAGCCCGGTCCGCAGCCACACCCACAGGTCACCGGTCCCGGCGTATCCGAACTTTCGGTGCAGCACGGTCGTTTCGGTGGCGACGACGTCCTCGGCGAGGTCGACGCGCCACAGCCGGAACCAGCGGGCGAGCTGCTGCGCGTACGGCTCGACCTCGGGGTCGGCCGGGTACGGCACGCCGAGCACCTGCGCCTGCGCCCGGTTGTGGACGCGAGTGCCCAAGTTCGACGCCCGCTCGCTGTTGTGGCGAGGGACGGCGGCGAGTTCGCGGCGCAGCGCGGTCGGCTCGGTCCGGGCCCGCCGGGCGGTGCCGATCGGGTCGGCGATCACCGCGTCGGCCACGAGCCCGGCGCCCCACGGCACGAGCGCGAAGCTTTTGTTCACGCCGGTGCCGAGGACGTTCGTCACGCTGATCAGGTCGGGCCCCCCGGCGGGGTCGCGGTAGTAGCGACCCCGCTCGGTTGCGACCGCCCATTTCGGGTCGGTCACTCGGCACCGCCCCTACGGCCGACCCGGGCGCCGCCGAAGAACTCGGCGAGACGCTCGGCCGACCGCCGGGCCTGAGTGGACTCGCCCGTCATCCGAGGCAGCGCCTCGCGAGTGTCCTTCTCGGCGTCCGGGTCGATCAGGCTGATCACGTACTGCCCGGTCGACGGGGCGTCGGCCGGGACTCCGCGGCGGAGCGCGTCCCGCTGCATCGCCACGGCGGCGCGCAGCGCGTCGGCGATCAGGCCGGCCGCGAGCTGCCCGGCCGTGCCGGGGCGGACCTCGGGCGAGCCTTCGAGGGCGGCGACGAGTCGCTCGTGCACGGTGTCGGCGCTCATGCCGCACCGCCGTAGGAGGGCATCGGGATGCCGCGCTCGCGGCGGAACTCCTCGATCGCCTTACCGCAGCACACCGGCTCGCCCTCGATGCTGCGCTCGTCGACGTTCGTCGAGTGGTCCGCCGCCTCGTCGGCGGTCAGTTCCTCCCACCCGAGGTCGCAGTGCGAGCACGTGTGGGTCTCCGTGACCGCCACCCGGCCGGAGCGCACGTGCGGCTGCCGCAGCAGCTCGGCGAGCATCGACTCGCAGCGGCGCCGGTAGTCCCCCTCGATGTCGTCGCTCACTAGACGGTCGCCCATCGAGGCGTACCCGAAATCGCCGAGCTGCCGGGGGGCGATCGTCACCTCGAACGGGTCGCCGGCGAGGGTGCCGTCGAGGTCCGAGTCGAGCCCGGTGAACCCGAGCGCGCTGATCGGAATGCGGGTGTACTGCGGCGCGATCGTGATGATCACACGCCAGTCCTCGCGGTGAGTCGTCTTCACGCCTGCCCCCGATCCGCGTTCAGCAGCTCGACCAGGTACGCCGCGAGCGGGTCCGAGTCGCACTCCACGACCGGACTCGGGCAGCAGTCGTACACGCTGCCGTCGTCCGGGTCGTGCCCCTCGTCGAGGCAGACCGGAGCGATCCCGGTCGGCTCCTCCGTGCCGTCCTCGCTGAAACAGACGCGCCACTCAGGGGTGGGCGTGCCAGTGACCAGGTCGAGCAACTCCCGCGCCTGCTTCCGGGCCTTGTCGATCGCGCTCATGCGGCGCCGTCCTTCCGCTGCTGCTCGGGCATGGGGTTCTTCGCGAGGTGCTCGCGGGTGGGGCGCATCGACGGGTGCTTGATCTCCGAGGCGCCCCGCGGCGGCCGCGTCGCGAGGCGCAGCAACGTGGCCTCGTCCCGCTCCGCAGCGGCGACCATCGGCTCGGCGTACCGCAGCATCTGCCGCGCCGCCTGCACGGCCTGCCGCCCCGTGAGCGCCTGCCGCGTCGACACCCGCTCGACGAGCGCCGCGAGCAGCCGCTCGAACGCCAACCGCTCGGGGGTGTGCCCGTCGTGCTCGACCGTCGGCTCGACGCAGGCGATTTCCATGAACGACTCGAAGAACTCGTCACCCATGAGCAGGTCGAGGACGTCGTGAATGTTGCTCTCGACGAGCGGGGACACGTCGAGGGTGACGAACCCGGGGGTCGCCTCGACGTACAGACGCCCGGTCACGGGGGTGCGGTCGTCAGCCACGGCGCACCCCCACACTGCGAGCGTCGGCGGAGAGCAGCGCAGGGACGCCGACGCCGATCAGCCGGGTCCGCACGCCGCCGACCTCGCAGCGGACGACCGTCGTCGCACCGGTGTGGACCGTGCGGCGCGGGTCCGCGTTCACCTCGGCCGTCCAGCGGAGCCAGTCCGACAGGCGGCGCGGGCGAACGATCAGCTGCACCTCGCCGCCGGCGGCCGAGACGGCGGCCGGGGTGGGCATGTCGGCGAAGGTGGTGGGGGCCGCGTCCGCGACACTCTTCGCCCGCTTGCACTGCGCGAGCAGGGCGACAGCGGCCGAGGTCGGGGCGGGCCGGTTGCGGCCGGGGGCCGCGAACGGGTCGAGGGTGATCGTCACAGCGTCACCGCCGAACGCAGTTCGCTCATGACGTCCTCGCCTGCGACGACCGGGCAGTGCACCCGGATCGCGACCGTGGACAGGTCCCGGCGGGCGGGGGTCTGCGTGCGCAGCGTCCACACCGACACGTCGTCGAGGGGGATGCCGCGCCGGACCTCGCCGCCCAGCTCGTAGAACCACTGCGCGAGGTCGTCCGTCGTCGCGACCGTGACGTGCACGGCGGCGGCGCGGGCGACGATCGTGGGGGCGGGGAGCCCGACGCCGTCGATCACGGTCTGCACGGCGAGACGGTTGTCACTCGCCTGCCAGAAGTCGTTGGGGGGAGGGCTTTCGATAGGCTGAGCACTCATGGCTCGCGCCTCGCTTTCTCTCTGGTGTGGTGGCGGGCCCTCGGGGTCGCTCCGGTCGGACGGGGCGGCCCCTCGGTATGTCCGGGGCCCGAGGGTCGATCAGGCGGCCGGGGCCGCCGGGGCCTGCGCGGACATCCACGCGGCGACCCTGTCGGGGTCGAAGCGGCGGCCTCGGAACGCGGTGGGTTCCACCGGGCAGCCCTCCTGCACCCACTTGTTGACGGTCCAGTTGCTGACGCCGTAGCGCGCCATGAGCTGAGCCGTGGTCAGGAGCGGCGCGAATCCGGTGGGGCGGAGGATGTCGGCGCGTTCAGCAAGGGTCTGAGTCGCCATGGGGGCTAGACCTTTCCACTGTGTCAGTTGAAACTGAGGGCATGTCGAAGAGCTCTTGGAGCGGCTCACGAAGGGCGGCGGCGAGCAGCCACGCCGTCCGAAGGCGGCACTTGTCGACCGCCGTCTCGCCGCGTCCAGTGATCTTCGAAACCGTCGCCAGGCTGATCCCGCGCCCCGCCGCATCGACCGTCTTCGTGGCCGCTGCGAGCTTTGACCCGGTCAGTCCGCGCCGCTCCATCGCGCTGCGGATTGGCTTGCCGTGGTCTTTGCGGAGCAGGTGGGTCATGTACACGCCTCGCGCTGGATCGGGGCCGGCGCCGGGTGCCCCGTCGCCGTTGACACATTTCTACTGTGTCAGTGTCAACGCGTCAAGTGAGGCTCGGTGAGTTTCAGTGAGTTTCAGTGAGGCCCTGCAAGTCGGTGGCGCAGGTCGAATGACTGTTCTATTCTCACCGAATATGCCATGCGCAACGGCGCGCGACGGGGAGGTCACGCGCCGTTGCGCGATCCCGCCATGCTTCTACTTTTACTTGCGAAAGTAGAAGATCCGCAGGCATGGTTACCCCTGTGGAAACCCCTGCGGACGAGCGCACCGAGAATCTGGCGCAGCTGATCAAGGACATCGAGACCACCTACAAGGTGAGCCAGTCCGCGATCGCGCGCGCCATCGGCGTTGCACCCGCCACGGTCAACGCGTGGAAGCTCGGCAAGCGAGGCAGCAGCCGCGGCCCGAACCCCGAAAAGCTTCGCGCCCTCCATGAGGCGTACCCGAAGTTCACCGAAGAGCGCATTTTCGCCGCGGCCCGCCGGGCCGCGCCGGGCCCGCTCGACGAGGACGCCGAGGAACGCCTGCTCACCCTGTTCCGTGGTCTCACCGAGGAGCAGCAGCGTTCCAAGCTGATCGAGATGAGCGCGCTGAACGAGTCCAACAAGCAGTAGCCGACGCCCGTACAACCGTCGGCCTGCCTCGCGGGTCTAACGAAAATGGACTCCACCACTCCCCGTGATTCCTCGGGCACTTGGTGCACGCAGAGTGGTCGCATATTCACCTACAAGGGGGTACGGTCGGTCGAGCGGCCTGCCCTCCCCCATGGCCGACGGTCAAACGTCGCCTGCCTGCCCGGGGGATACCCATGTGCATTCGTGTCCGCTTCGCGCCTCTCGACCCGCTCAACTTCCGGCCGTACGACGCCGCTGGAAACACGGTCACCCTGCCTGCCACCCTCCCCCGGGATGCTTCCCTCGTAGCCCTTCGAGCCGTCCTTGAAGAACTGGCTGTAGAGCAGCCCCCGGACGGTGCAGTCTGCTGGTGTGGGGCAGCCGTACACATCCTGCCCCGCGTTCCCGAACAGCGGAGGAGCGGACAGGTGACCCATGGCGCCTAGAGCGACGAACAACCCACGGCAGTTGAGGGCGAAGAGCTGCGGCTGCCAGCTGTGCATGGAGAAGTACCCGCCCGAGAAGTACGGAGAGCGGAACCGCCGACGCGACTGCACCGGCTCGTGGCAGGCGCGTTACCGCGACCCGGCCGGCAACCAGAAGCAGAAATGCTTTGCGATCAAGGACGGCGGTAAGAAGGCAGCCGAGGCGCACCTCGACAAGATCCGCACGCAGGTCCGCGAACGGACGTACGCCGACCCGAAGCGTGGCGAGATCACCCTGTCCCAGTGGTGGAAACTGTGGTGGGAGGCGCAGCCGGACCGAGCAGTCACGACCGCCAACCGGAAGCGGTCGAACTGGGCCGCGCACATCGAGCCGAAGTGGGGGCAGTGGCGTCTCTGCGACTTGGAGTACATCGAGCTGCAGGCGTGGATCACGAAGGAGGTGAAGGGCTACCACACCCGGAAGAAGGTTCATGAGGTGCTGAACTCGATGCTCCGGGCCGCCGTCAAGGACGGCCGGCGTATCCCGTTCAACCCGGCGGCCGACCTGGACATTGGCGAGGCGCCGGCGAAGCATCCGGACGAACTGATGCCGCCCGACCGCGCGCAGTGCGCGCTGATCGTCAGTCACCTGCCGATGTACTACCGGCCGCTCGTCGTCTTCCTTGAACACACCGGTCTCCGGTGGGGCGAGGCGACGGCGCTGCGCTGGGAGAACGTCGACCTGGACGCCCACCACCTCAAGGTGAAGGAAGTGCTCAGTGACGACGAAGGCAAGCTGTTCCGGAAGCCTGCGCCGAAGAGCAACGCCGGGTTCCGCACGGTCCCGCTCACGCCGCAGGCCGAGGACGCGATCCGCACCATGGTCACCCGGTGGCGGCCGACTCCCACGATCACCCCGATTGGCGAGGACCCGTACGACCTCGCGCCGGATGAGCTCGTGTTCCGCGGCCCACAGGGCGGCGTCCTGACCCGGCACAACTTCCGGCGCACATGGATCCCTGCAATCAAGGCTGCAGGCCTCGCCCGCGAGGTGAAGAACCGGGACACCGGCCGCATGGAGTGGTGGCCGCGGGTGCACGACCTTCGCCACGTGTTCGCCACGTGGCTCAAGGATGTGGGCATTGACGAGAAGGACACGCAGACCGTGATGGGTCACGAGCGAGGGTCGAAGGTGACGTGGTTGTACCAGCATTCGCCGGCCGACGTGGCGGCGAAGGTGCGGGCGGCGATGGCTCCCGAGACCGAGGGTGTTCGAACGCTGCGGGCGGTGTGACGCCGGATGCCACGCAGATGCCACAGGGATGCCACAACACCCCCTCACTGAGACTCACCGAGACTCACTGAAACTCATTTATGCAGGTGAAGCCCCTATGGCGACAGGCTCACTGAGACTCACTCAGACTCACTGAGGCTCATGATCGCTTTACGTTCTCTCCTAAAGCGGGTGTCGCAGGTTCGAATCCTGCCGGGGGCACAACCTGCAT